CTACGCAATGCTGCGAATTGGAACTTCCACCCAACGTATGATTCAGAGAAGGCGAACGGTATCCGGAGGTCACTCGAATGGGGCCCAACTCATTGCGTAGAGGCTGTAAAATAGAATTTGCCAAAATTGTTAATTTATGAACACCGTCTTTAGTCGGAGTATTGTCAATTCCGAGACGCAGGGCAGTATTGGATTTAGTTAGTTCTTGTAGGGTAAAGTTTTTGCTGATTCGCATAATTACATAAATTTCTTTAATACTAATTCCTCTACTTTCTTTTTAGGGGCTTTAATACAAAGCTGAAATGTCAAATCAGCATCATATCTTTCAACCACTTCTTTATTATAAAAGATTAAAATAGTAGGAACAGAAAGAATTTTATATGTGGAGGTTAAATTGGGACATGTTTCTATATTAACCATGTAAGACTTAATATCTTTAAATTCAGCTAAATCTACACAGTTATCTTTGTTCCATTCCGCATAAAACTCAATTAAAACAATATCATCGTTTAACTTCTCTTCAAATTCTTCCTCATTAATTACTTGCTGAGCTAAAGAACTAAAAGATAATAATAATAAAAATATTAAAATAGTTCTCATTTTTTTTGAATTACCTGATACAGTCTCTCGTCCATTACATCTATCTTTTCTTCTATTGCATCTAGAGTTTCTTTATTGGATAAAACAGTCTGTCTTATCAATTCATTTTTCATATTGATTTCGTTGGCACTTGGGTAACCATCGAATTTTTCTACTTTCATTTCTAAGGCATTAACTTGCCCCACCAAATTATAATACGTTCCTGCTACACTCATTATCATAACAGCAAATCCTATTATAAATTTTAAGTCAGTACTTATCTTGGTATTTTCTCCTATTTGTGCCATTTTAATGTTCCGTTTTGAATGTATACTCCACTAGGTTGTTTAACTTCTTGTCCATATAAATTATACATTAAATTAGAACCTTCAGATTCTTTTATAATCTCTCCGATTGAACTATTGCAGTCAAGGCCGGTATCACAATCAATATACTGAAAAACTTCTTCATATTCTATTTGAATAATGGTGTCATATATATATTGAGTTTCATAAACATATTCTATTTCTACTTCTACAATAGTATCTGTTTCATAAATATATTCTACCACCGGAACATCTATATAAACAGTATCACACTCTATTATTTCTAAAACACAATCAGACAGTGAGGTTGGAACAGCTCCATTCTCATCACTTGCATCTACACAGTCCTCCCACCCATCGTTAATCCAAGAGTTTTGAACACACCCATTTGGAGAGTATTGCGTCCAATTAGCCTCATCGTCTCCACAATAAAACCCATTGGCTTCAGCACACGCTAAACATCCTAGGTTATAATCCTGTGAAAACCCTATCGTAGATAGGATAAAAAATAATAATAAAAGTATTTTTTTCATATTAAAAGAATAAAAAATTAAACCCTACCTTTAATTCATACACCGGCTTCATCCAATATCTTTGGTGGGTTCCCTCTACAAACATTCCTAACTTTTTTGTAATACGAGAACCAAACACTAATCCGGCATCCCATTCTGCCCAATCATTATCCGTCTCTCCATATTGGAACGAATAATCATCAAGTCCATAATGCAAAGGTAGTAAATTATACCACGCATGAATCCATAGTTTAGAGGTCCATTTATAGTAGGACACCCCTAAAACAGCACTTATCTCGTTTTGTCGACCTAATTTTTCTAACTCTTGCTCATTATAAGTTGCTACAGCTTCTCCAAAATAATGTTTAAAAAACTCATCATTAGAAGTAGCAAGAAGCTCGTCATTAGACGACCAATGCCATTGGCCATTTACAAATTCTCTACTATAACCAAAATCTTCAGCAAAATCAATAAAACTACTTTCTCCCTGTATCCACAAATCCTCAATGGGAGTAATTCCGTAGACCGGGTGGTTGCGCATAACAATTCCTGCAGTAAAGTCCCACGGGCCTTTGGTTATTCTCCACCTATTGTCAAAAGAAATATATTTTAAATCTAAGCGCTCGTTGTCTTTGTATTGCGCTTTATGAACCGTTTTATTGCCGAGGTAACGTAGCCAAAAATCTCCATTATTAAATGTTTCACCGCGATGGCGTAGAAAAGAATAATTAAAGAGATACTCCCAACCATTAGCATTCCCAATAGTAACGTTGTCTGATACAGTTCGCTCAGTACCGTAGTACCACGTCTTAACTTTATATTCATAATCAAATCTAGCTATTTTACGAATCCCTATGCTTAGGTGATAATCGTAAGGGTTAATTGTTGTTACATCCTCATATCCTCTGTTGACAGCAATGTAATTCTCTCTTTCTACCATCGAAGACCCTAGAGACATAGATGTGTAAAAAGTAGAGTATTTAAAAAACTGACCAAACGATAAAAGAGGGATTAACAAACATGTTAAAAATAATGTTCTCATCGTCCTTGACCTCTATATTGTTTTACGTAATTATTAGCTCCTTTAGTAAATGTCGTCTTGCTTTTCGCATGACGATTGTGTTTTTGCTTTTTGTTTGGAGTAAATTTCCATACTTTTTTTGCCATCTTTTATAAAATATTTTATTTGATGAGGTATTCCAAAACTACTATGTGTTGTCCACTTTTTTACCATACCCCTAGATTCCATAATGTACCGTATGTACCGTGAATATAGCAGCCGTCCCGAGCTATTCTTCTTACTTGAGTGGGCCAAACAGGAGTGTCAATTAATTGTGGAGGAACATTAGTTGCGCAATTATCTAATGTATCTCCTCCCGCACTTACATAGGTGGCACATGCACTTTTATCTGCTACATTAGTATAAACCATACAAGGCTTGTTGTTTAGAGGAGCTCGATACAACCTATATGGGGTTCCTGTTGCAGCATACTCAATACACCATCCCGCAAGCACCAAAACTATATTGCTTGTTAGGACTTTTATCTCGGTTGCGCTAACAATCTCTACTACCCGGCCTGCTCCCGCCGTAGTTGATGTAGAGCCTACATTATAAACTATATCCCCTTGCTTAACATCTAGAGCCTCAAAATCTGCTGACCCATCTTTAAGACCCACCACACTTAAAGTTGCCCCACCATCATAAGCGGTAGTAGGAAGATTAACAGCGGTAGCTGTATTTGTTCCTTGATGATAGAAGTCTCCCGGAAAAGGAATATTTCCCACATCAGAAGGTATTATGCGCAATATACGCGTTCCTTGTCCTAATAATTTTTGATAAGCCATGATTCTCTTTTTATATTAATTACCATATTCCTAAATAATACATTTGCCACCCCGTGTTACTACTTACGGTTGTAGCCACTCCGGTTTTGTCTACTGTGCTATTTAATATTCGTCGTATTTGCACAGGAAAACGGGAGCTTATAACCTGCATACCACCAGGAGACCCATAACAAGAAGGTAAGGTAACTCCTCCGGTCGGTATCATCTCAAGGCCATCTCCTCCCGCAGAAATAAAAGTAGTTTCGACGTTATTGATAGCAGCAGGTAATGTAACCATAGGAAAATCCTTAGGTCTTCTAAATACTTTAATGTCATAATCTACAGCTCCAGGGTCAAGACCTAGGGCCGCAAATGCGGGTTCTATATCCACATAAGCTTGACGCTCGTTACCACCCCATTCGGGTAGGCGAACCACTCCTGCTCCCTGCAACGAAGACGCTCTAAAACCTGAGGCGGTGTCATAAAAATATATAATATCTCCTTTTTGGACACCTCCTCCTGTTACCTTCATATCTCTCCATGTGGGCTGACCACCCGCAAGTTCTACCACCCCTGAGGTTCCCGAAGCTACACAAGCATATCCCGGCTCTACGTAATTTTTGACTCTTTCCCACGTAATTTGGTCTGAAGGATTAGGCACCTCACACCAATCCGAGGGGCAAATCCACATACACCGCATTCCTTGTCCTAATAGTTTTTCGTACGCCATTATTTTATTTTTCTTATAACATTACCAATTATAGGAGAAGAAACAACTCGCGTAGGTTTTTGTGGGGGTGGCACATTGGGAGACTGCATGCTTTTTTGATAAGGAAAGATGCGATTCAAAGTATCTCGTCTTTTATTGCATCCACAGTCTTTTCCTGTAGCTTTTGCCACTTTGTCCACCACACTCTTAACACCTGTGGCTTTAGTTATTTTCTCTATTGTATCTCCTAAACCGCGTGACTTCATTAGCAATTACAATTTTTGTTAATACCTAAGTTGAATACAACCAACTTAAAACAGCGATTAGAAAAATCTGATTTTAACTCAAATAAAGTTAATCCTCCAATTCTTAACTCAACTCTAATCTTATCCCATTGACGCGCATTTGACGCGAAGTAATTTGTAAATTTCATTTTATTATTATTTTATTATTTAGTACTACAGCCAAAGTTTTTTGCATAGTTGGCCATTTTTACTACACTTTCAGAATACTTTTTAGTATTCTTCATTACCGCATCAGCAGCGCTACACGCATCTTCAAATCCGTTTTGCTTTGCCCATTTAGTAAATTTTCCCTGATTTTTTTTCTTAATCTCAGGAAACTTTTTTGTTCTTCCTCTTGTTGCCATTATGATTTTCTCATTACGCCTGTTCTATTACTACCCGTTTGGGTTTTAAAGGCATATTCTAATTTCTTTTTAACACTCTTTGGGTAATGCTTCTCATATTTCATAGAATGGTCCCCACCATATGCATGTCCATAATATTTTTTAGACATTGCTTTAGACTCATCGCGTCTAGCTTTAAAAGACTGCTTGTGCTTGCCTTTATGTTTACTACCTAAAGCTTCGTCGAGCCTAGAGTTATATCCTTGTTTTGTGTCTTTGCGAATTTTAACTTTCATGTTCTTTTTTTTTAATGATTGATATATACTATTAAAAAGCTAGACCTGCAGGACGCTTGTTGTTCCGTAATGTCCCCTGTCTTCTCTTCCTAGCTATAGAGTTCCTAACTTTTCTCCTCTTTGCTTGAGCGGGAGATAATGCTCTTGTTGTTCCTTTCTTCCTATCTATATAGACCGCTCCTATCGCTCCCATTGTTGGCCGTTTCTTCTGTGCTCCTCTTTTCTTTCTTTTTGCTGCGCTTGCAGCAACACCCCATAGTGATTTTCTCTTTTTAGGTCTACGTTTTCCGCCAACTGCGCTTGCAACAGCACTGAATAATCCTCCTTTTCCTCTTTTCTTCTTTGCTTGTGCGGTTTTAGCAGCGATTTCACTCACAGCCCCTTTTTTCTTTTCTAAGTCTCTTTTATAGTAGCGCTTAACTCCCGGTTTTGACTTTCGGCCTCCTTGCTTATTTCGGCCGGTAACTTTTCTAAAAGCACTTCTTAGTGCTCTTCCAAATCTTGACATAATACTGTTTCTTTATTAATTAATGTTTACTTCTTTCTTTTAAAACGACTTAAAGGATTTTTAGTGTATTTTATTTTTTTAAGAGACCCCTTCTTCTCTTTTAATTTATCTCTTCCCCACTTAGTTTTTACTACGTTCTTCTTTTTTATAACACCTGTCTTTCCTTTAGTGCCCTTCTTTCTAACCACTACGTCTTTTATCGTTGTCTTTCCCACTTTCTTTTTTGTAACAGTTCGAGTTCTCTTACGACCTTTATATGTTTTTGTTTTAGTTGGCATAATATATTTTTTAAAAATTATTTAATAATTATCTTTGTAGCAAAGTTAAGAAAAATTATTTTAATGAAATTAAACTATTTAAAGTATTGGAGAGTAATAAGATATTTTATAAAAGCTAAATATAAACTCACCCAAGCGGACCTAGATATACTCCTATTCTTATATGACGAAGAGTACTTCTCTAAAGACAAATTCAAAGAGTTCGATGAACTCCTGAGTTGGAATGTAAACAGATTTGACCAACTTCTTAAAAATGGATGGATAGAAGTGTTTAGAAAATATGATGGGAAAAATAAAGCTATATATAAACTCTCTTATAAAAGCGTAAGACTAATTGTATCTATATATAATAAACTCAGCGGGGAAGAAATTCCTACTAGCCCCTCCTCAAATCCTATGTTTGCACGTAATGTTTCATACACTGATAAGGTTTATAGAAAGATGATTAAAGAAATGAATAAGAAAATAAAAGAAGATAGATTTAACTAAACTACTACTACAACATTTCGTTCTTGGATAATGGTATAGGCTTCATTTTCTATCATCATAGTATGCGAGCCGTGTTTATCAAAATATAAGACATCACCATTTTTAATAGCATCTACCTCTGTGCCGGAATTAATTACTTCACCTTTTTTATATCTTAAGTCTTTAACGTCTTCAGAGGATAATAATAATCCCGAGTCGGTAGTAATCTGTTCTTCGATAGATTTAACTACTATATATTTACCTATTGCTTTCATTCTTCTCTTTTTTCATATGAGCGTGCCATTGTGATAATAGCGTTAGTACTAAGTAATGTTACTGCAACAGAAACAGCATTTTGTAAAGCATGTTTAGTCACCTTCATAGGGTCAATGACTCCTAACTTTAAAAGGTCTCCGTGTTTATTGTTTTTTACATCGTAACCATAACCGTCCTCCATAGCAGTATTATACTTCTTGGTTTCTTTAAGTCCTGCGTTTTTTAATATTTGTATAAGAGGAACCCTAATGGCTTTAGCTAAAATTGCGTTAGCAATTCGTTTTTCCTGATTTGTTTCCTTCTCACTTGTAGTTAGCAGTCCGTTTGAGGATATATTAAATAAAGCTAATCCTGACCCTGGCAATATCCCTTCTGCTTGAGCAGAACGCACCGCACACACTGCATCATCAACTCTATCAAATAATTCTTTTTGTTCTACGTCTGTATTGCCTCCCACGTGAATAACCCCTATTCCTCCTGTTAAAGAAGCAATACGAGACATAATAAATTCTCTGCTCATTTTAGTAGTAGCTATCTTATGAGCTCCCCATAACTCTTCAACACGAGTGTTAATCTCATCCATATTGTCTCTGTTAGACGAGAGTATGATTGTTGAGGTGCCTCCAACTATCACCTTAGAGGCTTGTCCTAAATCTTTAAAATCTATGATACTCAAGTCATCTCCCGTCTTTTCAGAGAAGTAACGTGCTCCTGTAGATAAAGCAATGTCACGCATAAGCTCATGTTGCTTGTACCCAAAGTTAGGTGGGTCTATAACACAAACCTTAATATTACGTTTCATGACATTAGCAGCTAAGGTATGTAGCACATTGGGACTACATGGAGCAATAATAAGTAGCGATTTACCGTCTTGAATAATTGGTTTAAGTATTTGTTCTATATTAAGAATATTGGTTACCTCAGCATCAGAAACAAAAATGTAGGGATTCTCTAATATACACTCATCTTTCTTTTGATTATTAACAAATAGGTTGTTTGCATAGCCTCGGTCTATTTTAATTCCTTCAGTAGACTCAATATATGTTTCACTAGTATCAGACTTTTCTACAGTAACAATACCGTTTTTTCCTACTTGATTATATACATCAGCAATTAATCCCCCTATATAAGGGTCATTATTAGCCGATATAGTAGCTACACTTTTAAGTCTACTCTTAGTAACAGGCTTACTTTTCTTTTTTAAAGCACTTACAATATCTTTAGTAGAAGAAACTAATTCCCTTAATACTTCTGTTTGATTACAGTCAGGATAGTTGTCAAACTTGTGTAAAGCTTCTTTTATTAAAGCTTCGGTTAAAACAATAGCTGTAGTCGTTCCGTCTCCCGCTTGAGTGGCCGTCTTGTCGGCAGCCTGCTTCATCATAGTAACCGCAAGGTTTTCTACAGGGTCTATAAGACTCACTGACTTAGCCACAGTAACCCCGTCTTTGGTAACCGTAAGATGACTCGTAAATTCAGGAGATTCTATAAGAACAGTATTTCCACTAGGACCTAGGGTGCTTTTAACTGCGTTTGAAATCTTATTAATACCGTTTATTAGCTTTTGACGACCGTCTTTTCCAAAGACTAATTCTTTGGGAGTGTATCCTTGTTTGTTCATGTCTATTGAATTAAATTATATTATGCAAATATAAACATATTTTCTTATACCACTAACTTTAGTTATGTCAAAATTTTTTAACCCTATTTATATATATATTTTTACCTCCTATTATTTAAAATTATCTATGAGAATTTGAAGTATTTTTCGACATTTTCGACACTAGTTCTGATTATCAGTAAGTTAGCTATCTAAAATCGACACTAAAATCGACACTAAAATGTCAATTATTGACATTATCTTAATGATTTCTTAACATATACGTCATATTAGAGTATTATATTTACTATATGAAAATAGAAATCTCCAAATACCTTTACATTCTTATTATGATATTTATGTATATCTTTGCATTATAATGCCTGTGAATAAAAAGATTATTAAAATATCTAAAGACCAATATGACAGCCTTGTCAAAGAGTATTCCTATATACTAGATTTATATATGTCAGACAATCAATATTACGTTATCGGAACTATAGATGACCTTAAGTCAGCAGGAATAGATTTAGATTCCCCATATTATTAAAAAAGAAAAGGGAGCATATAGCTCCCTAATCCAAATCAAACAAAGGGTGTGTTTTTTTAAATGCCACTAATGTTGCTCCAGGTAGCGCGTGCTTCATTTTTTCTTTGTAGTTCCTCGCCGTGATAAGGATTTGCATTATATCCTCTCATTGCATTTCCTCTATTTCGTCTCCTTTCATACATGTCCCAAGTAGTCCCAAACAATCCTCTTCTTCTTCCCCTAAGTCTATTACGAAACATTCCAAAAGGTCCTCCAAATCCTCCAAGTCTTGCCGCCCATCTTTCTTTTCTCGCGTCTGCTCTTGCTCTTGCCCTGTCATAGTGGGCACCTACAGCATCAGCTGTTCTCATTCTTCCTTTAGCCCCTTGAAATCTATTAGAGCCACTCGTTAAGCCTTGTTGTATGTTTTGACCTTCTCTGTTTCTTACAGGGAGAGTCGGTATTTGTTTCTCAGGTGGAGTTGTTACATTATTAGGCGTTGTAGGAGGATTGTATATAGGTCCTTGCCTAGGAGCTCTACCTTCATATATTAATGTGTTTTTCTGTTGTCTATTAGGTTTAGGCATAATTATTTCTTTATTTTGTTACCTGTAAAAAATTGTAAATCTACTGTAGCCATTACTCTAGCTTCTTTTTGTTGTTCTGCTAGCTCTATGCCTTCAGCGATATCTCTTATTGTTCGAGAGCTTTTTAATTCTCTCCTTAGTCTAGCGGCTTTAGATATTCCTGTTTCTGACTCAGGTCTATTATTTACCATCTGACCATCTTTCATTGTTAATCCATCAAATCCCATGTTTTCTTTTTTTTAATAGTTATACTTATATTTTTCTTCCTGCTCTGCTTTTATTTTTAGCACGTTTTTTTAATTGCTTCATAGGCGCTTCTTTGTCCGCCGTAGCGATTAGTTTTCCCACATCATAAGCTAGGAGACCCCAACCTACTCCGGGAATAAATCTACTACCAACTTTAGAAGCTCCCCTCGTTATTAGTTTTCTTGCCGTAGCGTACTTTAATGCCTTGCTTGCTCCTTTGCCTATCCCTTTGATAGCGGCCTTTTGTTTCATTTTTTCACCAAACTTTGACATATTATTTCTTTGTTTTCATTTTTCTTAATCTTGCCGTAATAGGTACATATGACAATTCTCTCTTTTTTTCCAAATAGGATTGTCTTTTTACACGCTTACCCATTGGTTTAGCTCTTGGACCCGTTCTTCCTCTTAATCCCTTGCTTACTCCTCCTTTTCTAGCCCTTTGCTTCATTGATGCTTTTACACCGGTTTTTGATTTTCTCATATTACTTCTTTTTCTTTTTAGACTTCGTAGTTGTTGATTTCTTGGTTGCTGCTTTCCTAGCTGCCCAATACTTTGCTGTTGACGCTTTTACTGTATGGGGCTTAGCATACTTAGGCATAACCTTCCCCGTTTTAAGATTTATTATCTTACCTGTCTTAGCGTCTCTACCGTATTTAGCAGAACTACTTGTCTGTGCCTTATCTGTCTTTGCTTTACTTCTCTTCTTCTTCTTTTTCTTATCCGCATTTCTCCACGGGTCATCCTTTTTAGCGTCGTAGTTAGGATTAGCTTTCGCTACCGCTTTATTATATGCTTTACGAGCATCCTTAATAGCCTTATCATATCTAGATTTCGCCGTGCTCTTTTTCTTAGACGTTTTTGTTTTTCTTCGCTTAGTAGCAGTCAGCCTTTCTGCACTCTTTAATGTTTTACGTGCAGCGCTCTTTTTTTTCTTATATGTTGAAGTGGTAATCTTTCCACTCTTTAATCTACGCGCAGCTCTATTTAGTTTTCTTGTCGCAACTTTCTTTTTAAGCTTAGAGCGTAGCTTTTTTAATATAGGCATTTTTAAACGGTTTAAGTTATTTAGCAAAGATACAAAAATATATGAGATGTATAGAGTGTTTGGGTTACATGCTCAATTAAACGAAATGTATCATAAAAAAAAACTGATATTTTTTTTGGGGGTGGGGGTTGATTTTGTTTTGTGATGTGTCAATTTTTTGGCGTTTTGTCTTGAGGTGGTACGCCCTGCTCCCTGCTCCGCGTGTCTTTAAGGACACACCGCCCCGCCTTCCCCCTGTTAGTCCTTCCCTCGTTGCCCCTTCCCTCGTTCCCACGTTTACAGGGATAGAGAAAGTGGGTTGTATCTCCCCCAAACGTTCACCGGATAAACATTTCAAAGGGAAAATCTAGAGCTTTAAATCGTTAATTAACAGATATATAAACACAATTTGTCTATAAAATGTCACAAAATAGAATAAAAAGTGTCCAAAACATTAGATTTAATCGAGAAATAGACTTATATTGTACTATTATTAATCAGATATGTTAACGCATATCACAAAAAAAGTAAAAATCATGAATACAATTCAAATAATAGTGCTAGGAATTCAATTAATCGGATTACTCTTTACGGCTTATGCTCTAAAGTACGGCAAAAAGTATTAAATCAAATTATTAACTAAAAATTTATTAAAAATGAGAAATTTATTAGAAATCGAAGTGCAAACTCTAAGAGAGAATGAAGCGCTTCAAAGCGGTTTACAAACTGCACAAATTGAGTCATTTCAAAACGAAATTTATACGAGTGGAATGAGCAAATTTGAATCGAGTGTTAGTATGTCAAAAGTAGTGGCAAAATCTTTCGAGTTCTTTAAAGAGAGCGGAAAAGGTTTGCTTGAAGAAAATGGCATTTATTGGGGTGTTGATGAGTTCGCACAAAAGATGTTCGGGTGGAAAAGGTCGTACCTCTATAAAATGGTAAAACTTTCAAAGGTTCACACCTCAAGGATAAAGAAGTTCAAAAGGGACTGCCAAGACCTAAGAGAATCGGGCGAAGTGGTGGCCGTATCGGTTGAAAATTGTTTAAAAACCATTCGCGAAAGTGTACAAAGCGGACAAGATGAAACACCACAAACGCGACCGCAAATAGTGTTAAGTATCAAAATGGATAATGCGACTTTTAAGATGTACGACAACAACGAAACCAAATGCTCAATGAGTGTGGAGCAGTTGCGAAACGTTAGGGGACTTTTGAACGATTTTATCGAGGAATGCGAGGTTAACTTATCAGAATAATAATTAAAATTTAATAGATATGGAAAATCGAAATACAGGTGTAATTTACACCACAACAGGCGAAAGTCGGAGAAGTCGGATTCAAAATTACCATGCTACTCAAGGTTGGGAATTATGGAAGAATAAAACGAAATGGAAATCAGATTTACGAGGTATGACACCGAGCGAAATTTGTGACACCGTTTTTAAGCGACCACACAATGAGGGTTATGAATCAAGGTTCAGAATCGGTTTTGAAGTGGAAAAGAGCTATTTTTACTATGACGGACAAGGAAGTGCGGAAACCACACATGACCGATTAAATCAAGAATATGAGTTGTTTAGAGGGTTTGAAACTGACAGCTCATGCGGTGTTGAAGCAATCACACACATATTGCCGTTAGTACCCAAAGGCATATGGAGAACGAAAGTATTCGACATGATGTATAAAGCAAGACATATTTTAGATGATTCTTTGAGTCCTAGCAATGGAAAATGCGGGGGGCATATTTGCCTATCGGTTGAGGGCATGGAATCGAGGGAATTGTTTAAAGCGGTTCGTAAATTTAGTGGAATTGTAATGTCATTATATCGCATGAGGTTGTACAGGACAAGAGGTCAGAATTATTGTTCCAATAATATGACCATGAGAACCACAAGGGGGACAGGTTGGACAAATGCGGGGTATATGGACTCAGTATGTTTTAATGATAGGCCAAGTCATACAAAATACTCATTCTGTAAGCTATCAGATAAATTTATCGAGTTTAGAGTTCCCCCGAGGGTAACCTCAGTTGAATGTTTACGACTGCGCTATGAGTTATTTTATGAGGTTATGCGGTGGGCGGTTAAGCACAAAGACACGGATTCAGGGGGAGCGCTCCAAGTTGGCGCGGGTGTTTATACCAAATTCATTAGAGCGGTTAGACCTATCATTCTAAAGATGTGCAATGGCGACCAAATCAAAGCCGACACCATCTGCCGAGAATCGCGACATTTTCAAAGGTTCATCGATACTGATGGGGTAAAGGTGGCGCAAGTGGTCAAGGACTTTGTATTGAACACCGAGACCGTGAACCGCAGAAATAGAATTGAAGGGGGTTCGAGTCATGGTAGTAATGCACGGCGCGACCTATGGAAACGCGGAGAGTGGGTGTAATTCCCACACCGACCGCGTGAAAAGGGGGGGCATTTTGCCCCCTTTTTTTGTTTTTGTGTCTTTAAGGACACACATTTTTAGTCAGTTTTTTATGTTTCTATTAAAATTATCAGTCAGTTTTTTGTGTTTCTACTAATCTAAATACAGATTTTGGACTAAAATTTTAGTCGGTCTTCAGGCGAATAAGTGCCACGTACATCTGTTAAGTGGGCGAAGTTGTCCCGACCGCAAAGCGGAGCGCGGGAAAGAGTGGGCGGGAAGCGGGAAGCGTACGTGCTTCGCGGAAGCACGGAAAGTGCCTGTAAAAAAAATATGCGCATAAATTTTGGTGGTTCAATTTATATATTATATATTCGTGGCAGATTTCTTTTCATATCTACAAGTGGAATTGCAATTGAAAGTGTCAGGGGGTACAAACGACACAGACAACCGCAGTTCCACTTTTCTTTTGTCCCTCTTTTATTTGGTGTTGTCTAAATTTTGTCGTATATTAGTGCATTATTAATCGAGTTCTGAACATACAAATTAAATGTTCTACTCATAAAACAAAGGAAGATGTGTATTATAATTGTAAAACAAAAGGGAAAGAAAGTAAGCCCTCAAGTTTTAAAAACCTCAAGTAAAATAAATCCGCACAATTTAGGTGTGGTATGGTTAGATACATTTGAAGTGTCTTATCATAAATCTAAAGAGTGGAAAGTGTTAAATACTGACCGCCCTTATATTGCTCACTTTAGATATGCAACAATCGGACAAGTGAACAAAGCAAACACCCACCCCTTTGAGTGTGGCAATAACAAGAACGAGTTGCTAATGATGAACGGAACAATCCGCGGAAAAGGAAATATCCACGAGTGCGACACTAAAGTTCTAGCCAAAGAGTTAGGCGGTGTATCGCGCCACGTATGGAAAAGCGAGTTAGAGAAGTATGATTGTCGTTTTGTTTCTATTAATAAAAAGCATAGAACGTTCCAAATATATAATAAAGAGTTGTGGACACAAAAAGAGGGGGTGTGGTACTCGAAAGACAACGTGCTACAAGATAATCTTATTGCCGTATATGGTACGTTAAAAAAAGGATATTCAAATTACCACCGATATCTAAACAAATCTAAATATATAGGAAGTGGAAACACTACGGACAAGTACCCGTTGATAATAGAGGGATTGCCTTATATGGTAAACCAAAAAGGGAAAGGACACAATGTTAATGTTGATGTCTTTAAAATTTCCAATCCCACCCTTGAACGTGTGGATATGTTGGAAGGACACCCGCAATGGTACAAGCGAGTACAAGTTCCCGTTACATTAAAGAGCGGGAAGGTTTTAAAGTGTTGGATATATTTCAACCCCAAAAAGATAGGGGCAAACACAACCCTACACAAAACGTATTCACAAAGCACATCAGTATATGGTAGAATTAAATCCTACACCCCTAAAATGTTTGATTGGTCAAGCATTACCCCTATTGATGAAATAGAGATAAATAGAGATGATGAGTTGTTGCGATTCGATGAGTCGTTTAGTGACACCCCGTATTGTCCCGATTGCTTAAATGATTTAGAGTTCGATAGCTTTAATAGTTATCATTGTTATGGGTGTGGTCAATGGTTTAGTGAAACAGAAGTATTAACTAATAATTTTTAAAATGAAGTATAAAAGAAAAATGTATGAGAGCAACCCGAACATTGTTAGTCGTGTACAATCGTTACTATTAGTTTTACATAATTGCCAAGTGTATAGTTGTCCCAAAGAAACAACCCAAAAAATACGGGAAGAATTATCGATGTGGGTAGATTTAGAGAGCAATGAATAGTTTATGGTTAGAACATATGATTAGGCACAACCACCCATGCGGGGAAGTTGTGTCTAATTGTTGTTGTGAAAAAGTAATCCCCGAAACAGATATTTGCGGGAAATGTAAAGAACATTGTAAACCTATATATATATAGATATGAAAAATTTTAATACAAGCATTAACAATCGTAGAGTGTGTAAGTGTTGCAACAATACTAAAGACATTGAGAAGTTCGCGAGTGCGGGAATAGTAAAGGGAATCAAATACTATCGCAGTTCGTGTAAAGATTGTTATTATATACAGAAACAAGAGGAATTAAAAAAATCCATAGACACTTTTAAAAAGTGGAAAACTAAACAGAAGTGCAGTAGATGTGGATATTCTAAAAAAAATAACTTTGAGTTCGTAGTGGAGCATTTGCAGTTCCACCACCCAAAGAAAAACAAGTTGTTTAACATAGCGGATATGGTGCGGAGCGGATTTAGATTTAAAGGTAAGCGACTACAAGAAGAATTAAAAAAGTGTGATATTTTGTGTGGTAGATGTCACGACTTTATTCATTATACCACGAAAAGACATTTAAAATAATACTATTATGACAAATTTAAAAAAAGACATTAGGCGGTCTCTAAAACACCTACGAAAAATAAGCGCGGAAAGATTTAAGTTGTTGGTAATTATCTTTGTAACCCTTGGCGCATTAGCGGGGGGCGGATATGGTTTATATTATTCTCTTATGAATGGTGTGAGTATGATACTCATATTTTTAGTAAGTGTAGTGTGGATTTGGTTCGGGATAGGTATGTTAGATATGTTTAGAGACATGGTTAAATTTAATAAATAAAAACATGAAGAAGTTTATTATCATAGCCATAGGAATTATTGGATTTAGTTCTTGTGGCACACAAAAGTGTGGAATGAGTGGCAAGTGGCGATTCAGTTCAATCGATGTTGAATATAACGAGCAAGTGGAAGTGTGTTCAATTAACGATTACAAAAATGAGTAGTGAAATACAAAACCTTAAGTCCGAATTAGAATGGTATCGGACATATAGTTCATTTATAAATACTAACTTTCCGAATGTGTGCGCCGAAGCAAGTGCGTACGCAGACGGGGATAAATAATAAAATTATGGAAAAGAAAATGAACAAATTAGAAAGGTACTGCTTTGATTTAGCAGTAGAGATAATAGGGAGCGACTTAAATGATATTAATAGGGTGGCAAGTATATTATATGATGAATTTACAAAAGATAGGGTCATAAGGCAAAGATTAAAAAACACTTTAACTCTTGAGGGTATAAATAATTATAGAAACAAATAAATAAAATGGAAAAAGAAGATATAAAAAACGAAATAGAAAACTTTATAATATATCATTGTGGAAGTAATGACGGTGAATTAACCTATCTATTAACCTGTTTAGACGCATATATTGATAATGACCATATAATAAACGAATAAAAAAAATTAAATAAATAAAGTTATGGATAAAGATATATTAGAAAGATTAATAATTCTTTTAGATGATATAGAAGAAGCAACAGATATAAGTGGTATGATAAACTCAAAAGATTTATTATTTGAAATAAAAAATAAGTATAACGAATTAAATAAATAAAATTATGGGATATATAGAAGGGTGGCGACTTAACGCACGAGATTTAGAAGAAGAAAGAAACGATTTAGATTATGCAAATTCTCAACCAAACGAGAACGAGCTAGACTACACCGAAATACAAAAAGCAAAAGACATTTTAACAAAACACAAATACTACGTAGATAATTTATGGTGTGTAGACGATGTAAAAAGATTATTAGAAGACCAAGAATTTACTGATGAACAAGCCATGCAAGTGTTAGAAAAGGTTTTTGATAGCGACCGAATCAATAACGAGGTGTGGGAAAGTATTCGTTGGATAGCGCAAGACATGGGTTATAAAGTGTGAGCAAAATAACCAATTAAAAAACAAAGAAAGGGACTGCGTGTCCCTTTTTTTATACAAAAAAAAAACTAAACATATAGTACTTGTTATGTTTTTTTGTACTATCTTTACACTAAAGACAAACAAAGTGCGATGAAAAAAAGAATAAAAGAAGATTTAAAAACACTACAAAGTGCAAGTGATTTTAACATTTGTAAAAACCCCCATTATATTGAAAGAGTAGAAAACCTATTAGAGAATTTTTCTAAAGAAGAATGGGTAAAGACGGGGCAATACCATAATGCGGACACCTATCTTAAAAGCTTTCCTCACACCAAATTGTTTCCAGAAGTAAACCAATTAATAAGATTGGCAGGGAACTATGTGATTCAAGTGTTGGCGGATAAATATGTGTGGACAGATTGTATGGCGGAACACCCGCGCGATGTGATGAGTTGTATATGGGAAAAAGAAAACAAAGACAATGAGTAAAGAAAAAATAAAAGAGGTAAGCCGTAAGGTATATGAGATGTTAGCGGAGAAGAATGATGCCTACGGCAATTCTGCTCTACAACCTATTAATATATTTAGCAAGGGCAATGCCACCGAATCATTGTGTGCGCGAATAGATGATAAGTTAGCGCGAATAAAAAATAGAGGTTTGTCAGACGAAACCGAAGATACTTTATTTGATTTGTGTGGTTACCTTATATTATTAATTATTGCAAAAGAAAAAGAAAGTGACAGAAAAACAAATTGAAATAGTGTTAGTTAGTTTGGTGTGCGCCCTTATGGGAATACTAATTGGTTTAATTATATTTTAATGAACTCAATGAAAGTGTTAGTAGACCTTTATATTGTTCTTGCCAAAGAAAAAGTTTCAATGGTTATAATTTTTATCTTATTAATAACATCTCTTTATAATCAACATCTGATAAAAAAAGAAATTGCAATAGTTAAAACCCAAACAAAAGAAAATCAAATTGAAGAACTACAAGAAGAACTAATGAGTGTAGGTTTTCAGTTAGATAGCATGAAACTAAAATATGATTATAACTTTTATACTAAATAAACATGGACGAAGGAAAATATAAATTACAATTATTTTTAATTGGCCTTATGGTGGCAGGTATATTCTTTATGTTTGTATTGTCAATGCAATAGAACAATAATTTAAAAACATTACTTAAATGAAAAAAGATATTTTTAACAAGTATGCTAAAAAAGTAGCAGACATTTTTGGGATAACACCCGAAGATATATTTACAAAAACAAAAGAAAGAACGTGTGTAGATGCGCGTCATCTATTATATTTTGTGTGTAAGAATCGCCCAATGCGAATAACATACATACAACAATACATGAATGATAATGGGTATAATATTAACCATTCTTCTATTATTCATGGGATTAATCAAGTGCAAGAAAAAATAAACGAAGACAAGGATTATGTGGGTGTGATAAAAAAGGTAGAAAAATGTATAGCTTAACCGATGTTTTTAATCAAGCGGTAGAAGATGATTCTTGTGGGGGTCTTGACACGTTGGAGTCTAGAGGCAGACTTCTTAATGGAATTAAAATAGTGGAAGACAATGAAACCAAAGAGGTGGTTATCTTAAATACCACTAAAGGCGGAGACTATTATAAAGAGATAGATGTGACAGAATATGCTCTTTTTAAGGCAAAGGGTTGGAGATATGGAATTTATGTCTTATCTTTGTCTAACTATCGTAGAAAGCTTGATAAGATAGAAGAAAGAATACGATTAGAGTTAAATGGAAGAAAAAATTCTAAAGTTATTCAAATGGCTAAAGCAAATAGGCAAAGAGTAATGGAGAATTATAAAAAAATATCAAACGAATTAAATTTTAAATCAAAATGAGCAAATCAAATTATTACAAAGGGTTATCGGAGTTGCCGATAAAAAGATTAGTAGAAAAGAAAGGTGGATTAGATTATCTTTCTTGGAGTAATGCTTGGGATATTTTAAAAAAAGAATATCCAAGCGCACAAAGAAAAGTGTATGAGTGTACGTCGTGGGAAGACAATTCCCAAACGCACAGAACACTTAATTATTTTTCTGATGGTAAAACGGCTTATGTAAAGGTGGGAATTATAGTAAATGAAATTGAACACATTGATTACCTGCCCGTTATGGATTTTAGAAACAAGTCTATACCGGTAGATAAAATGACATCGTTTGATGTGAGTAAAACTATTCAACGAGCAACGGCTAAAGCTATTGCTATGCATGGATTGGGTTTATCATTGTGGACGGGAGAAGATATTCCTTCTGAGCCGGAGACAACGAAAAAAGTGGTTAGTGCTACATTAGATGTAGGGGATGATAATTGGGAGAAAGTTTTTAAATATGTTGAAGCTAATAAAAAATTAGGATTAGAACATATTCTTAAAATGCTTTCAAAGAAATATAAAGTTAGTGATGTAGTGACTAAGGAGATTAAAAAAATACTTAAATAATGAATTGGGAAGTAGAACCGTATCAAGAGGAAGTGTATAAAATTAAATGCAAACATTGTGGAGAGCGCTCCACCTATGATTTTTGTTCAGAGGGATGCCGAGGCGCTTATTGGAGTGAAATGGATTAACTAAAAAAATTATTTATTATGAGTTTAAAAACACAACACGTATACCGAGAGAAAATAGAACTTGGGGTTTATTATACATATGATAAAGACCATAAAAAAGTTTATGATACTAAAGGAATGAAAGTTGAGTTTCAAGAGTTGATTAAAAAACTGAAGTCAAAACAAAAATAAGGGATTACATAGGGGTGGATTAATAATATATCGTCTCCGACACCCCTATGCCCTTAAATTAAATATAATCAAATTATGACACAAGAAATATTAGAGTTACTGCGGGATGATGAACAGTATTATAGTGGAGTTGGAAAAAATTATTTATCTAACTCAGATATTGGTGCGCTCTTAAAAAACCCAAGGGAATATGGGATAGAGAGACCGGACAATGTAAACTTTGTAAAAGGAAGATTGTTTCATCAGCTTATTCTTGAACCCCAAAAAGCTAAACACATAAATTGTATAGATGTAAACTCTAGAAATACTAAAGCTTACAAAGAATATAGTAACGGAAAAATTGTGCTACTGCAAAAAGAAGTAGATGAAATCATCGGTCTCACCCAAACCATGTTGGGCAACATAGATTTTTTTGATATGATTAGAGAAAAAGATAATGCCTACGAAGTTCCTTCTATTGGAGAAATAAAAGGTACAATGTGGAAAGGAAAAGCAGACATAGTAAATCAACACGTTCTTATAGATTTAAAAACTACGAGTGACATTAACAAGTTTAAATGGTCGGCTCGTGAATATAATTATGATAGTCAAGCATATATATATGAACAATTATTTAATAAACCGCTAATCTTTTTAGTTGTAGATAAAACGACTAACGCATTAGGAATGTTTGAACCTACACAAGAGTTCATCGAAAGAGGAGAACGAAAAGTAGAACAAGCAATTGAAGTTTATAATAATTTCTTTGGAGACAGTCCACAAGAAAGTATTGAAAACTATTACATTAATGAACAATTAAATTAATTTTAACTTTTAAAAACAATTATTATGGCAGATGAAAAAATTTTTGCAGATGGCTTTTCGTTTAAAACACGAGAAGGACAACCCGACTTTGTTGTTGGTAGATTATCAATTAAAGTAGAAGACGCTCTAGCTTTCTTAAAAGAACGAGCAAGTAACGGGTGGGTTAATTTAAATATTAACCAAGCACGTAGTGGTAAATACTACTGTGAGTTAGACACATGGAAACCAAGTGCTGAAAAAACCCAACAAGAGAATACCCCCACTGAATCGGTAAAAGAAGATTTACCGTTCTAATGTTTTTTTGTGTGAAGAAGGGGGGGTAGTTCATGACTTCTACTCCCCTTTTTTTTGCGCCGAAATGTCGAAAAACCTATCCCCACTATACTATATAGGGTTTTTTATTTTTATTTTATTTTTTATTTCTCTATTTTAGAAAAAAAATTGACATTTTCGACACTAACATTGATAGTCAGACACTTACATATTAAAAACCGACACATAAAACGACACAAAAATGACACAAAACATCACTATATTTAAAAATATAAGGGAGACATCGACTCCCTTTTACCGACCAATTGATGTGGTATTAAAAAGAATTAAAGAAGGGGCATCAAAAGAATTAGTAAAAAAAATAAGATTAGAAAAAGATAAATCACATCGAAACGAAATTAAAAAAGACTTACCGGCTATTTGTTTCTCCGGAACATTTAATAAAAGAAATGATAGTTCTTTAATAGAACATAGTGGGTTAATATGTTTAGATTTTGATGGATATAAAAAACAAAAAATATTATTAGGAGACAAAGAATCACTTACAAAAGACAAATATGTCTTTGCAGTTTTTATTAGTCCTTCTGGTAATGGTCTAAAAGTTTTAGTTAAGATACCGGAAGACGCAGACAATCACGTAAATTATTTCAACTCTTTAGAAAAACATTTTAACTCTCCTTACTTTGATAAGACTTGTAAAAATTTAAGTAGGGTGTGTTATGAATCTTATGACCCACTACTACATTTAAATTCTAATTCCTCAGTGTGGGAAAAAATTGAAGACATAGAATATACAGAGGTTATTGCGCATAGAGACCCCCCTACTATACCCATCACAGATGAAAATAAAATAGTAGAAATACTGATTAAGTGGTGGGAAAAAAAATACCCCATGGTAGAAGGTCAAAGAAATCAAAACGTATACGTACTAGCTATGGCTTTTAATGACTATGGAATCAATAAGTCTTTGGCATCTTACGTTTTAAATAGATTTGAAAGTTCTAATTTTAAATTAAGTGAAATAAAAAGAACCATTGATAGTGCTTATTCCCACACTCAAAACTTTGGCACAAAGTATTATGAAGATGAAGAAAGAGTTAATGTAATTAAATCTAAACTACGCCGAGGGGTTACTAAAAAAGAAATAAGAAATCAACTAGAGGAGACAAGCTTAGATGATAAAACCATTGAAGCAGTTCTTAATAAAGTAGAAGAAGAAAATTCTCTTAAACAATTTTGGACAAAAAATGAAAAGGGAACTATTAAAATAGTTCATATTCTATTTAAACATTTCCTAGAAGACAATGGCTTTTATAAATATTGCCCGGAAGGTAGTAAAAATTATGTGTTTGTTAGGGTTACTAATAACCTTATAGACCACACGTCTGAAAAAGAAATTAAAGATTTTATTCTAGACCACTTATTAAACCTAGATGATACGTCTATTTATAATTACTTTGCTGACAACACTAGACTATTTAGAGAGGAATTTTTAACTCTTTTATCTACAATAGATATTTATTTTATTGCCGACACTAAAGATACCTCTTATTTATATTATAAAAACTGTGCGGTTCAGATTACTAAAAACGAAATTAAACCTATCGACTATTTAGATTTAGGTGGCTATGTGTGGAAAGACCATATTATTAATCGAAACTTTAAGTTATGTAGTATAGATGATTGTGACTACAAAGCGTTTGTGGTTAATGTTTGTGGAGGAAACAAAGAAAGAGTTTTATCTATGGAAAGTACGATTGGGTATCTTTTACATGGACATAAGAATTTATCGTATTGCCCTGCCGTTATTTTAAATGATGAGGTTATATCTGACAACCCTGAGGGAGGAACGGGAAAAGGTATATTTATGAATGCTCTAGCACAAATGAAGAAGGTGGTTACTATTGATGGAAAGTCTTTTGCTTTTGAAAGGTCTTTTGCTTATCAGTTAGTGTCTGCTGATACTCAAATACTTGTATTTGATGATGTAAAAAAACATTTTGATTTTGAAAGACTATTTAGTGTAGTCACCGAAGGATTGACTTTAGAGAAAAAAAATAAAGACGCTATTAAAATTCCTTTTAGTAAGTCGCCGAAGATAGCTATTACCACAAACTACGCCATAAAAGGTGCGGGCAATTCATTCGCGCGAAGAAAGTGGGAGCTAGAACTACACCAACACTATAATAAATCTTTTACACCGTTAGATGAGTTTGGCAAGTTAATGTTTGGAGAATGGGATGATGATGAATGGTGTACTTTTGATAATTATATGATTAATTGTTTACAAAACTATCTAGAAGGAGGATTACATAAAAGTAAGTTTGTTAATCTTCAAGTTCGACAACTATCTGCGGAAACGTCTCACGATTTTATTGAATGGTGCGGACTTATCAAAGGCTCTCAACCGAACTCAACCTTAGTGGTAGACAAAAAAAACTACAAGCACTCTTTGTATTTAGAGTTTATTGAAGAATATCCTGACTACGGACCAAAGGCCAAAATGACTATATCGCGAACACGTTTTTATAAGTGGTTAGTATCTTATGCTTTGTTTAAAGAAGGCATACAGCCCGAAGAAGGAAGAGACGCACAAGGTAGATGGATACGCATACGAAGTAAAAAAGAATTAGAAGTTCAAACTAATCTAGATTTTTAAAATGGACATTGACATACATCAAGCAATGCTTAATTCTTATTATTTAATCATAAGGGATTACGATGCCTTTTTATTAATAACTAATGGGGAGGGAGTGTTTGCTCATGACCCATCAGGAGAACTAGAGAGAGAAGATGTAGAGAACCTTCTTCTTTATTTTGAAGACGAAGAAGATTATGACAAGTGTAAAGAGATTGTAGAATTTATAAATAAAACATGGAGTTTAGAACATACCAAAAAGAAATAATTGATAAAGGAATGAGCGTTCTGCTTGAACATCATTTTTTATACTTAGCCATGGAGGTTAGGACGGGAAAAACCTTAACAAGCCTAGGGTTAGCGGACAAGTTATTTATGAATAATGTGTTGTTTATAACTAAAAAGAAGGCTATCGATTCTATTGAGTCCGATTATAAATTGTTATCCCCCAAATATAAGTTAGTTGTAATTAATTATGAGTCTCTTCATAAAATTCCCGAACTAAAATGGGACATGATTATATGTGACGAGGCTCATAGTTTGGGAGCCTTCCCCAAGCCTAACAAAAGAGCAAAGGCTGTAAAGAAGTTAATATACAAAACGCGTGCCAAAGTAATTCTTTTATCGGGAACTCCAACTCCTGAGTCTTATAGCCAAATGTACCACCAAGTGTATGGTATACCAACCAATCCTTTTAATCAAAGTGTTAACTTTTATAGGTTTGCCGACAAACATGTGCGGGTAAGAGAGAAAAAAATAAACGGTCTATATATTAGAGACTATTCTAAAGGCATGGAGATGATAGTGGAAAAAATGAAACCTTATACTTTAAACTATTCTCAAAAAGAAGCGGGGTTCAAAACCTCTATAAAAGAAACCGTGCTTCACGTAGACATGCAAGACTTAACCTATAACCTAGCGTCTAAACTAAAAAGAGATTTAGTGGTAGAGGGGGATGAGGAAATTATATTGGCGGACACACCCGTAAAACTAATGATGAAACTTCATCAATTATACTCAGGCACGGTTAAGTTTGAAAGCGGGAACAATATGGTAATAGATTTTAGTAAGGCGGAGTTTATACAGAATCATTTTAAGAAAAATAAAATCGCTATCTTTTATAAGTTCAAAGCGGAGCTTGATGCGCTGCAAATTATTTTTGGAGATAAGATAACCACAGACTTGACGGAGTTTAAAACCACAAATAAAAATATTGCCCTTCAAATTGTAAGCGGAAGAGAAGGCATATCATTACAGAAAGCAGACTATATTGTATATTATAATATAGATTTTAGTGCCACAAGCTATTGGCAAAGTAGAGATAGAATGACTACTAAAAATAGATTAAATAATAAAGTGTATTGGGTTTTTTCTCGTAACGGAATTGAAGACCAAATATATAAAGCAGTAACTAAGAAGAAGGATTATACCGTAAGACACTTCAAAAAGGATTTACTATCTTTGTAAAAATGACAGAACAACAAATTCAATCTAAACGAATCAAACAATTAGAGGGTGAGGGTTATTATGTTATTAAGTTAACAAACACCAATAAGAACGGCATCCCCGATTTATTAGCTATTCCACCAAAGAGTGATGTGTTATTTGTTGAGGTTAAAAAACCTAAGGGAAAGCTGTCTAAGTTACAAGAGTATAGAATAAAAGAGTTAGAAAAATATGGCATTAAAACAGAAGTGTATAGAGGAGAGTAAACCTAAGTGTAAGTTCGATGATTTTTTCATTGACGCTTTGCTTGCCCTTCCGTATAAGGCGGGGTTGAAAATGATGAATATTATAGGGAGAGAGTCAGATAATTTGCCTGAAGAAAATCATTGGTCACAAACAATAGGTGTGGCCATTAAAGGAGAGACACCCTATTTTTTTGAAATAGAATACATAAAAGAAATAAATAAACCCGCAGTTTTTTTAAACTTATTTGAAATAAGCTGTGATGATTACTTAGACTATATTAATTTAAATAAATACTTAAAATGAACTTACCAATAGAGGCTGATAATTTGAGAGAAATTATAGAGCGCAAATTCAATCTACAATTAATAGACAAACGAAGACACACAAGATTTATTCAAGCACGGTGCATTTTTTCCAACATTTTAAAAGATAAAGGTTATGGCTGTTTTGCTATTGGCAAGATGCTTAGAAAAAACCACGCCACCGTATTAAAATACTTTGAAAACTTTGATTGGTTTTATAAGACCGACAAGTATTTTGAGGAGAGTTATGAACAAATTAATGAACAATTTCAATCTAACTCTGTTATTTACACACAATTAAAAGAGTTTGAGCTTAAAAAACAACTGATTTTACTCCAAAAAGAAAATAAATTATTATATTTACGCAATCAAAAACTTAAAAAACAACTCGAAGAGATTGACGCTTAAGTAAAAAACAAAGGGCAAATAAAATATAATTAATAATTAGCAAATCTATTTCACAGTAGTGTTTGCCCTTATGTTTTTACTGTATGAGCCGTAATAAATTATCCTATCTTAAACGACGAAGGATTGAGCACGTCACTTATTTAACCACGGAAATATATTCTAGCACTGCTGAACTTTATGAAAGCTTCATGGATGAGGACTATAAAGAATGCAAGAAACAAACCAAACAGTTAATGCATAGGTTAAAAGAAATCCTAGAATCCTTAGAAGATGAAATTTAATACTGACTTTCGCCCCCGATTGAAGGGGAATAAAAAAGCTGCCTTTGATTATTTTACTAAAAATGAAAGGCGAATATTAATAATAGGAGATATTCATGCTCCGTTTGGATTAGATGGTTACCTGGAGTTTTGCCAGGAAACTTATGCCAAACACAACTGTAATCAGGTAATTTACATAGGAGACATTTTGGATAACCACTATAGCTCTTTCCATCAGACCGACCCGAATGGTATGTCGGGGGGCACCGAGCTTGAGTATGCTATTGAGGCAATTTCTAAATGGAATAAAGCTTTCCCCGTGGCTGATGTTCTCATCGGAAACCATGACCGCATGATAATGAGGAAGGCTTTTGACTCAGATGTTCCTAAGCAATGGATTAAAAGTTATAATGAAGTTCTTGGAACTAATTGGAATTGGACAGAAAGAATAGTGTATGACAATGTACAATATGTCCATGGAGAAGGAGGGACCGCGCGCACAAAGGCAAAAAATGATATGATGTCGACCGTACAGGGCCATATCCATACCCAAGCTTATTGTGAGTGGATGGTTGGCAGAAACTTTAGAGTGTTCGGGATGCAGGTGGGCTGTGGAATCGACGGCGGCTCCTATGCGGCCGCTTATGCCAAAAATTTTAAAAAACAAGCTATCGGATGTGGCGTGGTGTTGGGTGGACACACTGCTATCAACTGCCTAATGGAGTTATGAGATACGAAACCAAAGAAGATTTAGCACGAGAGAAAAAGGCAGTAGAAAAGTTTGTTGCCTTATTTAAAGGGAGTTATAAAAAGCTTGGCCCTAATGATATTGATTTTAGAATCTTTGATAAGGATAAAAAAATAATAGGATACGTAGAGGTTAAAGGTAAAAGCTGTGTCCTTAAAGACGCATTCCCTCTTTATGTGGCAGCACGTAAATTAGTTAAGCTTTGTGATAAAAGATTAAACCCTGTGATTGTGTGGGCCTGTGAAGACGGCATTATATATGGTAAAGTTCCTGAGATTGTGGGTGAAATGAGGTGGGGTGGCAGAAACGATATCAGAGAAGAGGCTATTAATGACCAAGAACTCATGGCTTATTTTGAATACCAAAGAGCTTTTAAATATTTAAAATATTAAAATTTCTTTTTTTTGAGACGATTAGGCAGCCTCTTTAACACATAGTTGGGAGTTTCTTTTTCCCATCTACGTGCCATCTCCGGCTTATTGGCATACATCCATGCTCTTTGTGCTTTACTTGTAAACGGCATAACTATCTTCGTCTTTGTCTTCTTAGCTGTCTCTCTTTCTCTCTTCGTTCTTTTTCTTTACGTTTCTGTTGTCTTTTATACTCAGGCGTGCTTTTTCTTAGTTCTTTCTGTCTTTGTAAATCTCTATACGCCTTAGGGTCTAGGATTTTTAAGTCTCGTTCTGATATTTTCTTTTTCTTTTTAGGCTTTTCTTTTTTGCCCTGAATTTGATACTCACTATAATTAAGAAGTCTCATAATAGCTTCGCCCGGTGGAACATTAGGGTTGTCAAGCTCGCCTAGGTTATACCACCACTTTAATAATGCAGGAGCAGGAGAAGGCCCTATTGTTGTTAGTTCCGAAATAAGTTCCATGAGCGCTTTATCTACCTTTTCACCCTGTTTTCTTAACCTGTCCCGTTTTTCTCGAGTCGAGGTGTCTCTTTGATATTTTTCTAATTGTGTTTTCGTTTTTTTAAAGTTGTTAAACTTTTTCAATATTCTTTTTGTTGTTTCAAGGTAACCTAGCGATTTAGGGCTAAACTCCCATGGCTTCCCTTGCGCTAAGTCTGCAAGTCCTGAGATAGCTTCGCCCGCTAGAAAAAATGAGTTTAGGTTTCCAATCACCACCGCTCTTAACATGTCATCTTCATCCTCATCTCTCCATGGGCGCAACATGCCCGGCAACCCTAGTGCCACATATTGAAAGAAAGCAGGCATAACTGTATGATACATTAAGAATGTTCTCATGTTATCCACCATTGTTCCTTTACTAGATTCCCCTTTGGCCTTACGATATAAAGCGCGGATAGCTTGAATCTCTTTTCTCATATATTGCTTAGGGGTTGTTAAAAACATGTTATGCGCCCTAATAAAAGGATTGTGAGTTTGGTAGTAGTCTTTGTCTTGTATATCCCCTGACTGCTGAGTTCGTTTAGTATCTTTTTCAAATTTCTTAATGGCGTGGTCAATTACCTCTTTCTCGCTAGCCTTAGGATTAGCTTTTCTATATTGGTCTTTATAGTAATTATAATTAGGCATACCACCCAACATAATCGCCGTTCTATCACCCCATTTAGTGGTGTACATTAAGAAGTTTAAATACCATTGTTTATAACCTCCAGGCACGAAACTTTGCATTCCTTCTTCGCTATAGCTTTCAATAACTTGAAGAATAGAATTATATTTTCTGTCTTGCATATACACAGAGTTATCTCTAATTTCTTTCCATGTGCTTGCTACATCTTTAATGTTCTTTACACTATATTTTATCCAATTTCTTATCCCTATATCATTAGCGTAAGTGATGGATGATGTTAATTGTTTTAAGGCAATTACCGGAGATAGTGCTAGTCGCGAAGCAATAAAAAAATTGTTAGAAGTATTTATCCACCACGCCATCTTGGGGTCAGTGGATGCTCGATTAGCCACCCGTTTAATAGATTCTTTAATTAAGCCATATACTTCTTGGCTGTGCAGGGTGGTAATAGCATCTTTAATCGTTTGGTTATCAAAAATTTTATTAATATCTCTAATACTTTCCGCATAGGCGGCAAAATACTCCATGTCGTTCAAGTAGGTAAGTAGTGCGTCTGTTCCGTCCATAGCTCTAATGGGGTCAGGGTTGTCTGTTCGTATGTGGGTTGAGTCCCCTGTGACCTGCTGTGTCCCCACGAAAGCTCCATTTTCCCCCAATAGATTTAAAGGTTGAGTTTCTGTTCCCTCTTTATATATACGTCCCGCATAGTTTTGATTCCACGGCATGTCGGTTCGATATATTTTTCTATACACTTTATTATAGTGCTCATATAAACTTGGGAACAATTCGTTCACCTGCCAATTAGCAAACTCGTTTAACTTAGGATATTTAGTTTCTAGTAACTCTGTCATTTCTTGCATTACCCGTTTATACTCAGGACCAAATGCGTTGTCGGCGGCAAAGCTTGGATGATTTATAGGGTCTTTAAATTGATTAACCAAATAGTACATTTGATTAGGAGATAATTTGAGTGCCGGTTGGGCAGCAATCATTTGCTCATAAAAAGTTTTATTTTCAGGGGTTGGGTCTTTCTCTACCATCTCCTTGGCTTTTTGAACCTCGTTATTAGTATATATACCTGTGTCTACCTGAACTCTGTTTTCCCTAGATTTTTTCGCCCAATTCTTGCCATAGAGCTCTTGGAGCTTGTTTTGCATTAACTGCTCCATCTCCATCCTTCGTTTCTTAAACACTCTAGATGCAGCATCTATTTTATCTACTACTAATTTTTGTAGTTTCCCTCCAAACATTTCGCCTGGAAGCTTGCTTATTAAATCCATTAACCCATCTAACGCCTCGGACTTGTTGATAAATAAATTAATACCTTCCCCTATCCTTTTCATATACTTAGTCAACCTCCCCTCTTGTCTTTCTTTATTCTTTTTATCTGTCGTTAGTTTAGATAGTATCCTTTTTATTTTATCCTCAAACTTAGGGTCGTTAACATCTATCTCTTCTCCTGTGATTTCAGAATAAGCTTCTGCCATTTCTTTTTTATATTTCTCATGTGCTGCTTGAAGCTCCGCAGCCAACTGAGTTTTACCTGAATCTATTAATTCAGTTAAATCCATGTTAGCATCACCGAGTATTTCTGCTTTACTTGCGTTGGTATCTTCTAAAATATTAGCTTCTAGTAAGTTGATAGCAATATCTAAAGCTACCATGTCACTTATCTCAGCAGTTGACAATTTATCTTTAACGCTTAAAGCATTGAAGTCGTTTAATAGTTTAGTTTTTTTAGCTATAATTTCGTCTACTGATAGTTTTTTATACTTGCCTAAATATTTTTTTACTTTATCAATTTTTCTTCTAGTCTCGTTATCTATCTTCACTCCTTTCTTTATACCATTTTCAATACGGGTATATTTATCGTTTAAGATATTGTCAATATTAGAGTTAAGAATCTCTACATTCTTTTTAACCACAAGGTTGTCTACCTTGGTCATTACTTCTTGAATGTTATTTTTATCCGCACGAGCAATTTCTCTTACTAAAGTTAAGGCTTCCGTTCGTGTATACAATCCTTTAGGCAGGTATCGACGCATGTAATTTTTTAAATCTCTCTTTAAGGCTTGCAAGTTTCTCTCACTCTTTTGCATAGATGATGCAATGACTTTAAGGTTTCTAAGACGATTAGCCACATTTGTAGTAGGATTCCCTTCTAATAAAGTTTGGGCCTCACTAATCATTAAGGCCTGCTGCTTAGAGTGCCCTCTTTTTCTTACAGTTTTCCCTGCTCTTTTATAAGTGTCTGCCTCTTGCTTAAACTCAGGTAAACTTTCTATATATTCTACCACCTTATCTACAACCTGTGAATCAGGTAAAGGCTTGTCTCTCTTGCTATTTGCTTCAAATAATTTAGCTTGATAAGCTATTATTTTTTTCATTAACTTTGCACCCGCCTTTTGTCCTCCTTTCATGCTTGTGAAGCTCTTAGGAACATTAGTGGCTAAAGCCTTATTAACTTCACTAGCTTTAAACTTCTTTGTGGTTTTAGTTAAAAACTCTTTTATTCGTGCGTCTGTAAACCCTGCTTCTCTTCCTTCTTTAATATAAGCGTCTAGGCTCATCTCTTGTTTAGGCATTGTCTTTCGAACCGGAACAACAGGTTTTCCTTTCTGCTGTCTTTTAAGATTAGGATTAATCTTTCTATCATTTTTAGTTATATAAATATCTCTAGCTCCAGACTCTGCTCTCTTGGCTGATAAACCAAGGGGTTTTACAAGCTCTTGCACTCGGCTTAATATATTGTTAGCAGGGATAAACCCTTCACTATCCATATTAAATCTTCGACTAATTTCTGCTAGTGTTAATTTTTTAGGTGCGCTTTTTTTAGGTTTAGGTTGAGCTGCCTTTCTTCTTTCCACCTCCATCTGTGTTGCTTCAGCCGCTTTTAAATTATCTCCTAGTTCTATTTTTTTCTGCTCAAAAAACTCATCAGGATTAAAGTCTTCGGTTAATTCCGAGGTATCAAAGTCCATGGATAATTGTTGTTGACGCTTAGCGCCTTGAGCCGCCTGCTTTTCTTGAGGGGCCATCCGCGTTAGATATTGGATGTCTTCTGTGGTTATCTGTTTTCCTTTTCTAAATTTTGTAGATAGAGTATTTAATAAATCAATTACCGCTTCTTCATCTGTGGTTAATTGTTTAATAAAAGACATTTGGAAACCTATTTTTTGTCCTAACTCTTTTAACCATTTTAATACAAAATTTTTCTCAGGCTTACTTAAGTTGCTGAAATTAGATGCTAGGATTCCGGTGAGTTCTGCAAGCTGTTCTTCGTTTTGAATGGACGTATCATAGGTGGCTGCAAATTCTTCTAGTCGTTTTCTTAAAACACTTTCTTTTCCTAAAGACTGTTGAACTGCCTTTATCATGTTGGCTGTGACCGCTGCGGTGTCTGCGCCTAGCTTATCCACCAATACCGCATGAAATAATTCATGAGGGATAGTAGTTAAAGATGCTATCTCAGAATTAATATGAATCGTCTTGTTGTCAATATCATATTCTGCACTTGCTCCTTCCTCTCCATGTTTATTAAATAAATCTGTAGTTTCGTGGAATACTATTTTAACATCGGGCACTATCGCTTTCACGGCCTTCATTCCTGATTGAGCAATCTTTTGGAGCACGCTCAATTCTACTACAGGCGCGGCCACTTCGGGAGCGGGGGTTTGTTCTAGGGTGGGGTCCCCTTTTTGCTGACGCTTACTTTTGTTTAAAATAATATCATCTCCCACATATTCGGTTTCTGTATTCTCGTCTACATCAATATTAAAATACTCCGCTATTTCTTTTTGGTCTTCAGTTAAGGGTTTGTCTACGGTAATAGTTTCCTTTTCGGTCTCCGTGGTTGTTGCGAGCTCATCTAAGGCTCTTTGTCCTTGTATTTTAGCCTCAGCGTCATCTAGTAGTTCTACGAGCTTAGCGTCAACCTCCTCGTCTGTAGGAGATTTAATTCCTCCCTTCTTTAATTGTTCTATAGCATAGTCTCGAGTGAAGCTAATAACTTCTGAAACAGTATTGCCATCTTCATCTATGGATTGGGTACGCCTAAATACTCCTCCGTCTAAAATAGATTTTATTTGCTCACCAATTAATCTAAGTTTGCTTTTGCCTGCATCAGTATCGTTTCCTTTTAACTTTAATTTTTGAATTTCCAAATCGGTCAGAGCTTCAAGTTGGGTTTCGTCAGTGACGCCCGCCTCCTTTAGTTTAGCTTTTATACTTTCTCTGTTTAACACATTCTCTTTAGCCTTTGTGGCATCTTGCAAAAGGGTGTCATCATTTTTTATTTCAATCTTTGCTCCTGCAATCTCTTCAGGAGTTCCCTTCTCTAAAAGGTCAATAACTTCATAAGCAGGCACGATTTCTCCGTTTAACTTATATTCAGGAGTTTTGAGTAGACCCAACCCTACGGTAACAGGGGCGGTTGTTGTTCCCGCAATACCTTCAAAACCAATCTCAGCTACATCCATGTCTTGGCCGGCCACTATTCTACCTCCCACTTCTCCGAGTGAACCTCCCACGGCTTCTGTACCTATACCGGTGGCGGCTCCTGCAAGCTTAGAGGCTTTATCGCTCATTCTCTTAGCTTTCTGTAGCCCCTTAGCAGTGCTTCCCACAAGCTTGGTGGTTAACCCCCCTGTGATAGCATCAATTGAACCAATAGTTATACCACGGCCTAAGGCTTTTCTTCTTATTCTGCCCATAGCCTCGGCATCTTCTAGCACAGCACGTATATTAGCATTAGTTAACTCCTTTCCTTCTCCTATTTCTTCTTGTAAAAATTCAGCAAAACTTAGCCCCGCTTCTAGCGTTGTTGTTGCACCAAAGATACCACCTGCAATAGCTCCCGGTATTGCCCCTATTCCTAGGGTAGTTGCTCCTCCTGCCAAGCCACCTACTCCTGCTCCTGTTCCTGCTCCTGCCGCAACAGTAGGATTAGCCATGGCGGACACCGAAGAGACAAAGAGGGCCGGCACAACCGATGGATTTTTCCACACTCCCTTTAAAAAACCTAGCCACCCTCCTCCGTTTTTTTTATAAACCTTATTAAAGTCTTGCATTTCATCAGACGGCCCTTGTTCTTGCATCCTTTTTTGAGCATTAATAAACTCTTGGATTTGTTTATTACTTACGTTTTTACCACTAGTAAATAAAGCCAAAGACTCATCGATACTTGCACCTTGTGCTTGACCTTGTTGCCATGCTCTCCATATATCTCCTACTAAATCTGTAAAGGGGTTGACACCAAATTTTTTTTCAAAGGCAGTTTTTACTTCATCAGACCCTTCTTTTTTATTAGGGTCTATTCGTTTATACTCCTCATCAACAACATCGGTAACTGTTATTTGGTCATCAGGGGGTGGCGATAATTCCGTAGAAATAGTTTCCCCATCTGATTCCATATCTTCCTGACCCGAAGCAGAGTCGAAAGTGCCTTTTTTTTTTACTTCCATGGTATTAAATGCTGACATGAAAGTATCTTGGTCGGTATCGCGGAATAATTCATTATCTACACCAAGCTCATAGAGCTGAGTGAGTTGCTCAGGATTGGCATTAGCAAACATTTCTACATCAACATTGTCGGGGTTAATGAGATTGTTCTCCACATACAGGTCATATATTTGTTGTACTTGTTCGTTCACCTTATTCTTCTTCTTGGTTTAGTTGTTGTGCAATAGCTTCCTGCATTTTTTTATGTAAACTTGTATAGGCATCCCATTTTTTTCTTTCATATTCTTCTCCTAATGTAGTTTGGAACTCATTAAAAGTTATCCTCTTATCTTCAAATATATTAGGATATCTTTCAAACAAGTCTAATACTATTTGTTGTTTCTCTTCTGAAGGCTTTCCTACTCTTATTGATTGAACATTTTCTCTAAACTGCTCTTCCACCGTGCTAGGCCCAACTTCTTCTTCCTCTTCCTCTTCCATATTATTTTGGCGGTTAGACTGATTGTTCAAAAAGATATTGTCCCCCGGAGGAACATTTTGAGTTCTCGTAGGCGAAGTTCTCTTCGGAGTGTACTGCTTCATATAGTCATCATAAATTCCCTGAAGGTCATCTTTGATTAATGACAAGTCTTTATTGTTAAGTAGCCCGGTTCCTGTGCTTTTCCACTCCAAATCTTCTTTTACGAGGTTGCCATCGATATATACATTGAAGTAATTATTTCCTTTATCAGAGGGCTTTACCTCGACATCTATATCTGAACGCCTCATACCACTTCCTTCAAAGGCTTTTATTAACACGTCTTCAATTGCAGGGGCATGCTCACTATTGCTAGTAATCGTTGGTGTATCTTTTATATATTCTCCAAGACTTTTATCTCCCTCAATAATAATGTTATCAAAGTCAGAAGCTTCATAAACGAGGTCTCTAGAGCCTAAGTAAGGATTTATTGTTCTGCCTGTAATATCCGTAATCTGATTATTTTCACTAAAAATAGTATAAGAGTCATCCCACTCTTGTTCTTTGTCAGGATTTAAAAATTCCCATAGAGCTTCTATCCTAGCTTCATTACTAGTAGCATCACCTACGTTTATTTTCTTTTGTGTTCTATCACCATAATAATCAACAAAGGTCACTATATAAGTGTCTACATTGCCGTCCCCATCTTCATCGATTCTATCAAAAGTTTCAATAGTTTTCTGTTGTTCTTCCGGTAGGTCAGATTTAAAGGTGTTGTAGTTTTCTTTTAATATCTTTTCAGCCAACTCCGCATTCTCTCCTGTTTCATCTGAAACAAAAATATCTAGCTTCTCTATTATCTCGTCTCCTGTAAGCTTACCTTTACCTTTACCTTTACCTTTTCCTTTGTCTGTTCTAGGCTTCTTCTCAAATCCTACCGCCATTTCCATTTTGCTTCCTAAATGATTTCTCACCGCATCTAGCTGACTGTCTTGAAACTCTAATTCAAGAACACCCGAGTTGTTGGCGTTAAATTGTTTAAAGAATAAGGTTCCTGTTCCTCCGTTCTCTATTTTATCAGCTTCAAATTCTTCCCTATTCGTGGTAGACCTATACTCAATTCCGTTTTCATTTGTGCCAAGACTCTCCGTAAGGACACTAGAAATGTTATAATCATTAGTCATGGCCTCAGAAATAGCCGCCTCTTTAACTGTGTTCCACTCTGCTTTTATACGAGGGTTGTCTATTAACATTTGAGGAGTATAACTTTTAAAGTCATCAATGTATTTAGTTTGGCTCTCCACCCAATCTAATTCATCAAACCTATCATATCTTTGATTCATTCCATTAAGTATGGTTTCAATGCTGTTGAGAGTCTCGGGTTTTATTACTCCCTTTTCATCTTTTTCACCCATCATAATTCTCCCTGTATTCGGGTCTATATAAATCCCGTGGGTTTCGAAATTTATTAAACCTCCATATTCCTCCCAAGCTTCGTCCTCTAAGGTTTGATTTATATTGGCCTGAGTTCTTTCATTAATAGTAGCAAAATTAGCTTGTAATTCTTTGGCCGCCTCAAAAACACGCTTAGTATCACTCATCATGTTTTGTCTTTGAAGTGTATAATCTCTTAAGTTTAATTGACCATTTTTAAGTTGTCGCTCAAGCTCTAATGTTTGTGCTCGTAAATCTTGAGCAAGTTGAGCTACACCATCACTTGTACCTTTGTGTTGTCCTTGGGGGTTGTTTTCAAGATACTCTAGGTCAGTAGCTAATTTGTCGTCTATTTCTTTTTTTCTCCGCGCCCTATCCTCCATTATATCCACAATGGTTTGGGAGTAGTTCGCCCCTATCTTGCTCCAATTTATCGGCTCAAGTCTTTCGCCTTTCTCATATCCAAAATACGTTTCTGCCATTGTGTAGTGGTTTTATCTAATTATTTAAGCTAGAAGTGTCTATAGTTACCCCCGGCATTCCTCCGCCTGTATAATGTCCTCCTTGCGGCAAAAAGTCTTGATACGTGCTACTAGTATAAGGGTCGACGCCTGGATTTACCCCTCCTCCTAGACTATCATATAAAGGAACGAGAGAGCCGAGTCCTGAAATACCTTGCTGAATAGAACTATGCATATTGGCCGTAGCTTGATTAGCTCTGTTGGCAGCATTGGCTGATGCTACTTGAGCTCCCCCCGCTTCTTGTACCGATAAATCACTTAATACATCTCTTAACCGCGCATCTTCGTTTCTCTTTTTTTCTTCTATGGCTGCCATCTCTTGCGACATTCGGCCTGTGGTAGCTTGTTGTCCTTTTTGACTTGCTAACAATATTCTAGAAGCCACTGCCCCAACCCCTCTCGAATCTCCTTGTTCTGCTGCATCAATTAAGTTAGCACTAGTAGCTAACATAGCCTCTCTCTCTAACTCATAGGGTGTTTTATTAACACTTAATCCTTCATAAAAATTTATATCCATTCCTTTACGAGCCTGCTTATAAGCTTTACTTGCCGCTTTACTTGCCGCTTTTTGGTCTTTACGAGCTTGCTTGGCTTGTTTATTGGATTGGACGGCCCCATATACTGCCCCCCCTACGGTTGCTACTGCGGTTATTCCCGCTGCTACTGCTGTTACTGTTGCTGCTGCCATATTACTTAAATACTTTTATCATCTCTTGAGTATATTGGTCTCCCGCTTTAAACCCAAGTCCTTGATATGTTTTTGTTAATCCTTTATGCCGTAAAAGAGCATAAGCATATTTGTTTCCTGACTGACTACATATGTCAGATAAGGTGTTAATTAATAATTCTAAAGCCTCTTGTCTCTCGGGATTTTTACGATAACTCTTATCAGAAATAATCCAATCCACCCAACCAACTTTAGAATTAGTGTTATAAATAAACCCCGCACACACAGGGGTTTCATTATCATACACCATCAGTCCTCCTGTCCCATCTTGGGGTAAAAAATCCCGAGCGGGGGGTAGCCATTTCCAATCTTTCCACCATCCCACCAAGTGATTATCATAATCCTCGTGAGTTAAAGGTTTTATAGTAAATTTCATTACTACAAAGATAATAAAATTATGGATAACTTTTCATGATGTCCGATTTTACAGCAAATAATTCTACAGGCCCTGTAGAAATGACTGCAAGGGTAACATCTAAATAGTGACCCATTATCCCGTGAGACTCGGCAGACGCATTCTGAACATAATAAGTAAATTGGTTATCTACCGCGGTAGTTAGTGACGTGTGTACAGCTATATCGTTGTCAATAGTTACCACATTAGTAGCTCTATCGATGGCTGTAATCTGCCCAATAACTCCCGAGTCTTGATATAAAAAGTCACCTATACTTATACTAGGACTTACAGGATTATCAGCCGGAAACTCTATGGTACACACATTAGTACCTGCCCCATTTACACCAACGGGAGGAGGGCCAACTGCCGAAGGATTAACAGGTATCCCTATTCCCTTTATAGACCTTAAGCCATATTGTGCGCCGGGGATATTAGTGTTATCAGCGGTGTTCTCATTACGAATATAAGCATACCACGCTCCCTCTTTCATTTCAAACTCACTACCTGAAATAGAAGCAGTACCTTGGTTAACTATTGCAGTATCAGGAGCCGCATCAAATTGAGGGTCAGTAACATCAAAATTAGCCACGGGGCTTTCGGCAATCGCCGACACACTCCAAGCACTAGGAGAAGACTCAAGCTCTATTGTTTTAAATAATTTAGCTTCTAAAGGTGACTCGTTAAATACGGTTTTAATACTTGATGTTCCCTGAATATTATAAAAAAGTCCTCTCGCCGTAGAATTGGAATTATGACGATATAAATTACCCCCCTTAAACGAATAAAAGTAATTATTTATTCCTACCATTTGCTCCGGGCCATAGCTAAAAAAAGATGGCCACCCTTTAGAGGTTTCACTATAAGATAAAGTATAAAAATTATTCATAATATTTTTTTCTTAAATTAACACACTAAAATATATCACACCCTCCCACAGGATAAGTTCCTGTTTGACAAATACTCCAACAGGTAACGATACCAAACTCATCTACTTCTATTATTCGGTTCCCTGTAGTGTCCGGAAGAACCGCCGCTGTATTATAATAATACCGTCCCGTCGGAAGCCTTGTCGCGCCATTACTATCACTAAACACCATATCATTAACCCGAGGCTCATTTGTCACCGAAGCTTGAGTAGAGCACGGCGTTCCCGCTACATTGGGGTTCCCCGGAATACATGGGCCTCCATCTCCGCCCCACGCATTAGCTGCCACATAACAGGTAGCTGTGGTTCCTGACCCCTGTCCCGCCGTACACATCGCTCCAATATCACCGTCAGTATCTGATAAAGGATGAGGCCCATACAGTGTGAAGGGAGCAGCAGGTAGAGCCGCCGGCGTGTCTACATATATTTTAAAGCTCGTATTAGAAGTAATAGAATATATATCTAACTCTATAGCTTCGGTTGAAGCTAGAACTCCTGTTAATGGAATTACAGCCATAGACCACCCGGGGGTGCATACATACATATTGCTATCCGGTTTATATAATTGAACTTGAGGAGGCGTGATATAAAATCTGCGTTGGTCATTTAGATTGCTATAGGTTCCTGTGATTGGACTTAATGCTTTTAAACTATACATACATTCAGGACAGTTGGTGCTATCATTAGGATATCTTTCAGCTATTAGCCAATCCATCCCCAAATCATACCAATCGCTCTCATTTGGATAAAGAGCACAGTAAGTGGTGAGGCCAAACATGGCTTCTGCTATATCATTATTGCCATATAAAGAATCAGGTATTATATCCGTCCATATCGGTCCCTCGTGGTTGCCATTAGCAGGCAACGGAATAACAGTCTCCACATTAACATAATCTTCCGGTCCTCCGGAAGCAGGAGAAAATCCTGCCGAACAATCAATGGTGCTAACTCCGTTATCATTATGGGTGCACGGAATCGCGCTTCCACTAAACCCTGCTAGGCCTATATACACAGGATTGTCTGTTACTAGAGCTACGTCAGTCTCATTGCCCTGACAATTTATATAACATGGATATGGACTGTTGGGAGTGTCACACTCCCAAAGGTTATTATTCTCATATATTACTAGTTGGGCTGCAATCTGAGAGGGCCATTCCTCTCCATTCACCTCCGAAGCTGCAGTTAAAGGCACATAGGCCGCTGTGCCGTCAGCATTTTTTCCACCCATTTTTAAAGCGTTACCACCCCAAATGCAACCGCTTGCCCAATAAATATACGCCCCAAGGTTATTGATTATAGCGGGGTCAAGATATTGATTATACGCATCTTCTTCTAGCATATTATCCGCATTGGCTCCTCTCACACTAAATAAGTTAGTTTTTCCTGCTATCGTTCCATCATTATTATAATGGGTAACTATCAACCCTTTGGGGTTGTTCCCTGTAAATACCCGCACAATCACGGCCCCTGTAGACAAAACAGGAAGAGTATAGGCACTTCTATACAAACCTCCCCCTATTCCCGTGTCTTCCATCTCATAAACAGTATCAAATGCGGCATTTCCCCCAACACAAGATATAGACGTTTGACTAACAATACTATCTTCGTCTACAAAAAAAGCTTTAGGGTCTCCATTTTCCATATATTTATAGAATTTGTTTTTTTGTGCCGGCGCTAATGGTTCTCCGTTTTCTCCTGAACACATAATATCTCCTAAATTAGGAACTCCAAATTGAAAAATAACATTAGGAGCTGCTTGACCATACCCGGAGCATCCGGGAACATTGTAAATAACTTCGTTTAATGTGCTGAGCCCACAAATCTCTCCTAAAGAGTCTCCGGGAGGACTCACGCTAATAGGGTCTAGTTTCACAGGACACATAACAGCGACTGTTGCTCCATTTTCACACTGAGGATTAAAAAGCTTAAGCAGAGAGCGGTCTTCAAACTGATTTGTTTTAGGTATAACACAAGTAAGCCAACCTCGATAACCTTGCCCTGTAGTAGCGTCAGTAGAGGGGCCTATTTGAACCTGCTCCGTAGAAGCAGTGAAACTTTCCGTAGAGGGTTTATTAGGAAAATAATTACCTCCTCCTAATTGAAATTCGTTTGCAGGCCAATGATACCAATAACTAGGGTAATTAGTTCGGGTTAGTGAGAGTGCGACGATTCCTGCGGTATAGGGAGTATTATTAGGCAAATACACTCCCGGCTGACAGCTTGCAGTAAAAGGGTCAGCAGTGCTCATGGGGCTTACGCCGAATGTATTTTTTCTTCCCACATATACAGCTTTAGTATCATCAGTTAGCGCTGTGTCATTAATACGTTTAGTTGAACCCACTGTTCCTGCAGGTCCGTTTTGAACAGGCACATTCCCACCAACATCTCCGGGGGAGACTACGTTTGTTCCGCTTGAAGAAAAATTATTGCTTGTGAAAGTGGTAATACCCGCTTGCTGCATGTACGCTATCATCCCCCAAGGAGAACTGTAGTCCGAACTTGGGTTGGTGGTAGCATTTTTTAGATATACTCTCCATATAATTGCTCCCTCCCCTCCTGCTTCGCTGCCGGCACTAAAAGGGATATTATAGGTTCCCGCCTGCGCTTCATAAATAGTAGCACTAGGAGTGGCAGGAGTAACATCCTGTGTACGTGGAAAAGATTGGTCTTCGGCATCACAAGGACTAAAACAATTAGGACAATCTTCAGGGTCTTGTAAGACTCCTAATAACTGATATCGCGTGGTCAATCCATCGCTATACCATCCATCCGCAGCCAATACGGTAAGGTTAGCATCCTCAAACACTGCTGTTGATAATGCTAAATTTGTTCCATCCATGTATTTTTGTAATATCTCTGCCATATTTTATTTTTTTTCTTTCATTATATATTAAGGGCATGTACATGCTCCCGGATAACATCCTTGAATGGTTACAGTCGGGAAAGGCCAATAAGACCCATCGGGCTGTGTGGGCAATAAGTCTGTGTTAATAAATACAGGAACGCTTTGAGAACACACATAAATTATAGTGGGCTCTGCGTCCTCTGCCGGTGCTAGTATTTCCATTGTTTGAACTACTCCTAATGTATCTGTGTATTCAAAGGTCCATTGACTCGGAGCGGGATACCAATTGTCACTGCTAATTGTACCGTCCCCGTTAGGGTCAATCCAATAGGTTCCTCCTTGAAAAACGGCAGTTATTTGGTAACACGTGTTTACTGTTCCTACCGGACATGCACATACACAACACACGTCCTCTAATCCCCCGCCGCCGAACTGAGGTAAAGTATTGTGACATAACGGGTCTTGTGTGGGCAGCGTGAGGTCATATATAATATATAAATAAGGGTCTGTAGCCGGAGCAACCGGAGTAGGTACAGTAAATGAACCACGATATTGGTCTGCGCCTGCCACTGCAGGAATCCACGCACTAGTGGAGGAATCCCAACTTTCTAAGGTCATAATATTCCCTGCTGTAATCGCATCGTTTCTAAGCGCTCGTGCGCCCGTTATATCCTTAGCGTAAGGAGTTGCGCTTCTAATCCATAAGAACCTACATTTAGCCGGGTCAAAAGCGTTACACGCAAAATCATTAGCGGCACAAGCACCCCAATTAGTTAATTTTAGCGTCATTGTTGAGCCGTTAGGAGGACCGACCGTGTTCTGAATTTGATTAAGGTATCCTGAGTTATCCCACTCCATACATAAAGGGAACACGCCGTCTGTTAAGATGCTTTCATCAAGATTAGTATTATTTACCGTTATGTAATCGTCATATAGCTGTCCCGAAATTGTATCTCCCGAAGGGAGGTCTTTGCTCCACTGAAAGGTTCTAAAGATTGATATGTCTCCGAGAGTGGTGGACGTGGTAGAGCTTAAGGGGTCTCCTCCTAAGCTTCTAAATATCACCGGAATAGTACTTAAATACTGTATAAGGGGACATCCTACCTCCCATCCTAATGTTCCTGCTCCGGTTGGAGTGATAGTAACAATAGCCACATCTAAGCTGCCGCCACTTAAATCTTTGGTGAAAGTTAATGTTAAAGTTCCCCCCGCGTTGACCGTGCCACTAGCCGCAACCGCGTTATTCCACTGAACAGAAATATCAAAATCAGCTCCCGTGGCATTAAACTCCCATGTTACAAGACCTTGATTAAAACTTAAAATAATAGTTTGAATTATAGGAGTGGTGTCGGGGGCTGTAAAACTTAATTGTTCTCCACAAGGAGATACATCAAAATCAGACTCTTGAACAAAATCTCCTACAGACAATTCATCACAAGGGTCAAGACTTAAAATATTAATAGGATTGTCGTTTATAGACACCACATACTCATTCATATAAGGGTCCCATCCTCCTATTTTTTGGGTATGTACACCAATAGTACTAGGGTCGGACGCTGTAGCATTAACCTCTCCCGAGCCATTAAAAACGTCTCTTACCCAACTACGCATTCCATATTCGGAGATTACGTCTAATTGTTCACTTTTAGAAGAAGAGCCCCTAAGCCTAAGAATAGCTCCTCGTTTTTGGTCAGTGAAATACTTATCATATCCATACTCACAATAGCTTTCGGGGTTTTTGCTAATTCCATAATCTTCAGTTCGGGCAATTTGTGTTCCTAAAACTTGAGGAATAGAAGCAATATCTCCCCCTCCTTCCGAGTCACTTAATAAGTTTTTACCTGCTAACACATAAGATATTTTATCTTCCTGTAAAACCAACACATCGGTCTCTCTTCCACTTAAAATTTGTATATGACCAAAAGAGTCTTCTAAAGTTTTAAAATTTAATAAACCTAAATTAAACTCATTAAGTCTGTTTACATTGCTCTCATCATTATACACGCCACTATAAGTCATGTCTGCAAACCTTCGTTTCATTCCATAGTCGGCAGATGTAGAGGTAACACGATTTCCTAGTTTAAAAGATTTACCTGTAAGGGAATCTCTAACTTTATAACTTTCCACTCCGTTTCCAAAAGAGTAACAGTTGTAAAATCCTAGGTGAATAATAGCAGATTGAACTCCTACATCTCCCGGAATACCCGGAACTTGGTTTTGGTCGCCGGTAACAATACCCGAGTTATGACCCCCCGTCGCTTGGTCAATGGTATATGTATTAGTATCTTCATACCAAACATTAGGTAAGGCATCTTGAGGTTCGCTTTCAAAAACAATAGTTTTTTGAGTAAAAGAAATATCAATAGTAGCACTTACGAGACTTGTGGTTTGATAACTACCACCTCCATCAGGCCCCCTAACCACAAGAATAACCTCATTATTATTCATTCTCGCCCACCTAACACTAGCTTTACATGGGAGGCAGGTAGAACCACCAAACGCAGCAGTAGCCAATCCTGTAGTGGTCGAACCCGCTGCAAAATAGGTGCTGTTTACATACTCCACAGTAAATCCATCCGCACATAAGCTTCCTACTAAAGCTCCCTGACTTAAATTATTTCCTATATTTTGAGCATTCCAAAAGTCAATTATATTATCATAATCCGTATCCGCCTCAAAAGTTTGGTCATAAGTATATATTCTTCTGTCATCTTGATAAGTCGTAGCTCCCGCCACCGACAGAGGTCCTTTCCTTTCAAACCTAAATTTTACCCTTACTACCGTTTCGGCAGGAATCTCTAGGTCAGAAAAAGTATATTCACTATTGGCGTTATCCCAAGTTGGGGCACCATATATTCCTCGATAATAAAGCGTAGGACACGAGGTGTATCCCGAAGTGGTGGTGCTGCGCGCCATTTGAGTTATAGGCCTAATGGGGAAGGGAGGATTATTGCCTCCAATGGGTGGTATAGCAGGATATTTTAACTCGGGGTTACCCGAACCTGCCGCCGCCTCAGGAATACTAAAGCTTATATTTTTTAATTGCATATACACTCCTTGAGGAATAGCCAACCATTTAGGGTTGTCCCCTACTCCAGGTTTTTCCACGTCGTCGGTTTGATTATTGCCCGAATATGTCGGATTTATGGATTTAATAAAATTTTTCGGCTTACTTCCTTTAAATAAAACTTCGGCATAATCACAGTTAGACACAGGTCCACTTATATCTTTTTTACACAGCAGGCGGTCTCCTACTTCTACTTTAGTAGCGTTTTGTCCATCAAGTAAAAACCAATAAGACCCATCTACCGAGCTAAGAAAAACTTTAGAGGAGTATATAGTTTCATAATTTTCTTCGTCGGGCTTAATAACAAAACGATAATGGGTGGCCCATTTGGGAGCTAATTGAGTAGGGGGGATAACTACCTTAGCTTTACTTACCACGGAAGAATCGCTACACAAGGTGCTCACCGAATTTCTTTTGCTTGTAAAAGCAGTAGTAGACCTTCCAAACTCATCTAAATATATTATACCTAATTCATATCCTCGATTACTATGTAAGCTTTTTCCTGACCCCGGTCTATCTATTACCGCTGTAGCATCTTCAAACGATGGCCAGACAACGGCACAAGGGTCAAAGGCACCCCCTAAGTTTTGGTCTTGGTTATAAATAACCGGAATAACCTTCATGCTCATTTGCTGTGTTCCTGTCCACTGAATATACTCCACCAACCCCTTACTGTCATTAGAGGTTACCTCATTTACAGTGGTGGGACAAGGTAGTGAGTCGGCAGCTATAGCTCGGAATAAATATTGATAAGTAGCTTGGCTATAATCAGCTACTAGAACAGGCGCAGTCATGCAGTTAAGTCTATCTGTTAATGTTGAGCCGGTAGCACAACCACTCGTTCCCGTAATAGGTTTTTTAATATTACCCGTTAAAGGGTCTCCATATCCTAATGCCTTTTTAAAAGCTTGGTCGGGGTCATTAAACATGGCAAGAGCATTACTATAATTTTTGTCAATAGTAAAATTAAAATCTATCCACCCACCATTTAACGCAATATCTGTTAATCCACCTGCTCCTATTGTCCCCGTGGTATCATACCAACACTGACCCCCTGTTTGCCAATTATTTTGACAATTATATCTAAATCGTAACCTTAGGATTGAACCCGCCTGTAACGGAATACCTGCAAAGTTAAGAGTCATTCTATATGCGTTCACGGCATAACTCGTTCCGGCTCCTCCTGAGCCTCCCTGTTGACATGGGGCGTTAGAACCAAACTTATAGGTAGCCATGTTCGTGTTCTGATAGGTAATTGGAATTTTAAAAACATCTGGGCTTTCTTTATCGAGAGAAGCCACCCATTCTTGTTGCACAGGCCAACCCATCATATTAATCATATCATAACCATCCACATAATTTCCATACATTAATCTGTTCCCCATTAAGGTTTGAGCCTTAGCAATTCTTGGAACATTATCATAAAGTCGTAAAATTTCATCCGAAGGAAGGACTGTATATATTTTGCTATTATCAAAGAACACTGTGTAAGTTTGGTTATTTTGTAGCGCTCCTCCACCATTAGCATTATCTTTGTCAATTTTTTCAACTATCTTAATCACATTTGAATCAGCCTCTTTAAACACTATATCTACACCTATAACTGCCTCCGGCCCACTATCATAACTAATGCTTACAGAATTAAATCGATTAGTCATTCCCTCATTTAAGAGAGAGTCGGGAGAAAGAAAAAACATATCTGCTCCAAAGGCGGGCTGTGTAAAAGGGGAAAGGGCCGAATATTCTTTGTCACTATATTTATATCTATAAGCAAAACACAACATTCGATTTTCCAAATAGTTTTGCTCCTCGGCAGTAACACTGCTTTGCATATTAAAGGACAGGCCTGGAGGAAATAATGGAGGGGCTTTAATAACTAAAATGTCTTTAGCTAAAGAGGGGTCATCCACTCCTAGAGAGCAAGTGGTAGAAGGGGGTGTCGGTGTACCTACCGCCGGATAAGGATAACTTTTAGTTACATTAATTTTTCTAGGAGGATTGTAGTTGTCCGTCCAAAAAAGCATATCATCAATAAGATTAACCCCCGTTATAAGACGACGAGGATTAAAATTTAAAGTAGTAGTCCATTGAGTATCACAAACTACGCCGTCCCACATACTTACAATAATAGGGTCTGTAGTTCCTGATACGGTATTAAAGGAAACCACCATATCACATCGTTGAAGATTTTGAGTAATAGTATAGGCCACACCGGCCCCAATACCACCTACTGTTAAATCTCCCGACAATATTAAGGTGCTGTTGCTCACTACTTCAGTGACATATACGTAATCAGCATTGGTGCACGTACCACATTTTACAATATCCCCTACACTTACTGATGTGGTAAAAGATTGAGTAGTATCTATAAGTTTTAATACCTCAGGGCCCCCGGTGGTACTACTTGTTACCAAAACACTTCCTGGCGCTGTAGCCCCACCACTGTCGGTAGGGTATATACCCATCCATGTGGGGTCATGAACAAACCAATAAATAGTTTCATTAGCGGGGTCTGCATAACTACCAAGACACACAGCATTAGGACTCAGCTCCGCACTACAAGCAAATCCTGCAATAGGGAAAGCCACATTAGTTAATTGAACATTCCCTTTAGCGTTTTCAACCGAACCTATCTCTGAATCTTCTGTAGACCCCAAACGAACATTCATAGCATCAGCATACTCGCCATTTGGAAGTAGTCTTTCATCTACAGATTTATTCATTATACCTGCAGCAAAATTTCTTTGATGTTTTGCCATTGCTATTTAATCCATTTATCCCTTCCTCTTAAATTCATAAGAAGTCTTCCTGGGTGTATATTACTAATTCTAAGTTTAGCATTTCTTAATAATGCCGCCTTTTCTCTTTTTGTTCTATTTATAATGTATTCTTGGGCTCCGTGTTTAGAAGCTAGAATCGCATATTTAATATAAGCATACACATATTCTTCAAATAATTTATTAACAGAAACCTGAGCGTCGTTGCCGTTTTCCATTCCGTCCGACACATACTCTAACACACACGATTCATTCGACATATTAGAATCAAAATTAATAACCCCTCCTTTTTTGTCAATAGTGAAGGTTGGATTTGCATTAGCTGTTTCCGTATTTAATCCATATCGTGCACCAATAATATAATCAAAATACCATGCTCCTTGGTAATAATACCCCTCATACCCATCAAACAACGGATTATTTTTATTTAAATAAATACTTTTTTTACTGCCTGTAATTCTATCGTGGTCTAAACCTGAGAATTGAGGTTGCAATGCCGCACCCCATTCGTCAAATAAAATATTATCATTATTATCTTGCAAGTAGGCTGCAGCACTTCCTACCTGAATATTTTCTGTTAAAGGTCTTAAAACTCCCTCTTTATACAAAGATATACGCACCCAATTCACATAATCAGAAGGTAATATAAAACGAAGTTCAGTGCCTACCGTAAGTTGTAAAACTTTTATTTCTTTAAAGGCATCATAGTTCAATTCTTGAATAGCTCGCTTTGCGTGAAACAAAACCTTGTACCTTTCTTCATTATTAATAATAGCGTGATTACCATTATACATAAGCATAAAGTTGTTTACTATATCCCGCAATGACACGTATTGATAAGACCCCCAATTTTCATCTGTAGGGTTGTTGCCATTATTTTCATAATATGTATATTGTGATATATAGGCCATTATTGTTCACTTTGTTTATCTGCGGCTATCTCGTTCATAGCAAATGTAGCTACATCGGCTTCTCGAATTTGAACGCCCGCATATTTTAATATTCTCATTATTAACTCATTCATATTATCCTGAGGAACCTCAAAATTTTGATAATCTGCTGCACCCCCATTAAATAAAGGAGTGTTGTTTACCATAGTATATGTCCATCTTGGGTCTAAAGGATATCTAATATATTGACACGCAAGGGCTCCCTTTTGGTTTATTGTAGAGGGATAAGCCGTCACCTGTTGTGAGCCGCTCCTCTCCCCTAATACATAGGCGGGAAACTGTGTTGTAGGAGCAGTAAGGTTGGAGCTAGTTAAATTAAATATCTTATTCTGCTCTACTTTTTCCACTTGGGTAATATTATTAGCGTCATATATTCTATAATTCTGTCCATTAGCCATTATATCCTCACTTAAACTTAAAGTGGTGTCACTGTCTACTGCCGTAACATAGGCTTGCAACATGGGTGCGGCAGGTGCGCCGGCCGGACTTGTGTTTACAACAATACTTCCAATAGGCGGAGAAGGACTTATGCTATTGGCTGTAAATCCCCCTGCTGCATTAATTAATTTAAACCCTTGTTGAGCAGTAGTAGTTCCATTAAATAACTGCGTAGGATAATAAAATATCTTATCAATAAAATAATAATCTATCGGGACACTGTAGATGTTTGCCGTGTCTAAAGAAGCAACAGGTTGGTTTAAAAACTGAAAAGCGGAAAAAATAGAAATATCTTCCTCAATGGATTTTCTTATGTCCGCATATCCTGTTCCTGAGACTCTAGCATTTTCTTTGTTTAACTGATAGTTATAAGAATAGAAAAAGTCTTCAAACACATCTAGCTGTGCTTGTTTGGCAAAAAGGTTAAAATCCCCAGGACTTAAGTATCCGTAATTATTTTTATTTAATACCGCTAATACGGTATTATATACTTCATTAATCATAGAACAAAGATACTAAAAAAAAAATTCCCTTTGATTTTAACACGCGCTTCCCGCAGGGTCTAGCACACATACTGTTACCGCGTTTAAATACATCTGTTCTCCCGTACTGCCCAAAGCCTGAGGGAACTTATAAGGAACCTTAAACGAGACATCGTTAGATTCTAACAACCTAATGGCGCTATTGGTCAAATAGCTCACTACTCCCTCCCTATGCGGGTCTAAATCAATTGCCGTGCCGTCAATATTTGCAAATTGTAATTTCACCACAACCCCTCCTGCATAAACCACAGATATATAAAGCCCTCCTATAATGGTTTGGATGTTGTCAATTGCTAACATATATTCACCTCCTGTGCCTGTGGTTTGGGTCTTACAACGAGTTCGAACAATAAGATATTTATTTTTAATAGGTGTTGCCATATTATGATACAGTTACAGAGGTTATAGTAATAGGGTTAGAGCTTGGGTCTAAAAATGGAATTTCAGAACTATACTGTCCCGTAGAAGCGTCTCTAGACCCTCCTATGGTAGGCTTAACTTGACCATTCATTCCTATGGGACCTACTCGTTCATCATTAGCAATCTTGTCTATAAAATAGTTTAGTAATTTATATTTATCAGTGACATCTACTCGGGAACTAAGACCAAAGGTTACTTTATTACCCGAGGTATAATAAATATCGACGGTATCTAAAGGACTACGAGAATCGGGAGATATAAGAATTATATCGCTCACCGACACATACATGCCATAGCCATCTACTCCTATAATGATATAATTTCCCATAAATACAAAGATAATAAAAAAAGGGGACTAGTGTCCCCTTCTTTACTAAGTAGCGATAATACTAATTAAGCATTAACAACATTGGTTGGAGTTAAAGTTAGCGTTAAATCATAAACAGGATTTGTCCATGATGTTTGTAGCGCTTCTTTAATTGCCGCCTGTATTTCAACTTGAATATTGAAGTCTGTTGTAGCCGCTGTAGTAATAGTGGTAGCCGTGCCGTCATTGTACGCAATAACAGTATCGGTTGCTGTTGCTGTTGCTGCTCTAACGGTTTTAATACCTTCTATTGCCACTAATTGGTTTCCTTCAAAACTAGTGTCCGCATCACCTTTGATATTTAAAAATTTTTGCATAATAAAAAAAAATTACAAAATTTTGTGAGACTATTCTCGATACAAAGATACATTAATTTTTTAACGTCTTCTCAAGTAATTTTAATGCCTCTATACCATCATCACTTTGTAAATAGCTTGCTACCGTTAAATTAACATCTTCGCCATTAGGAATGCTTAACATTCTTTTCTTATTAGACTTGGTGTTAAAATGAACTTTACTTCCTTTTTGTGCCAATATCCCTTCATTAAAAAACTTCTGAACTTGTGATTGAAGTTTGATTAATGGGTCGCTAATAATATTTAAAAAGTCCACAGGCTCATTTTTGGCAAATAATAAAATGTCTCTTTTTAATTCTGCACTACTCAATTTATTAGTATCCGAACTATATAATACTCTATGTATTTCTTCCATTTGGTCAATAGTCATTTTACGAGCTTCGATTAACGCATCTACCTGCGCTGTTAACACCTCTACCTCTTCAGAGGCATTTTTCTCATAATTAACCTCCTCAAATCTTTTTCCCTTCAAAGGGTGAGCATCTAAAAATTGTTGTAAAACCTGATTGTTTTTACGTACCCTTAAAAATCCATCTTCAAAAATAATAGGTTCGATAATAGCATTTCCGTCTTGCTCATCGACATAAATACTTTTTTGGTTACGAGCATAACGAAGTTCACGGTTAGAACCGGTTTCTTCATTGAACTCTAATAATGGAAATCTATTGGTGTGTCTTGTTGGAAGCAGATATGATAAAGGCGCTTCATTCCTTGTAAGTTTGTAGACTTTATCTACATATTTTGCTTGCTTTTTCATTTCAATTTAATTTAATATAATTTATAAATAAAAAGATAAAGGGGGCACAAGGCCCCCCTATCTTTCAAAAATACTATTCTTGGAATAAGAAGAAGTTATTTGCACCTAAAGTACAAACAGCTCTTTCTGATAAGAAGTTTACCTCCATAGCATCTAAGCTAGAAGTTTTTGCTCCTCCCGCAGAACCTGTAATCCATGTTTTGTATCGTCTGTTTTCAGTTTCTGAAGCACGATATCTAACATGTAAGAAAGGTCTCTTAGCATTTTTACCAAGAATTTGGTCATAAACAGTTGTAGAACCCGCAGGTACTAATAAACCATTTACTCTACCTGAGCCTGCGCCCGTAGGTAGACCTCCTCGCATTGTTGGGTCATTTAAGTATTTCCAATCAGACTTGTAGAAGTCATATCCTCTTCGGAATCCTGTGAAACCTAGATTCAATGCCATCTCTTCATCATTGTCAAACAATCCATAAGAAGTACCTCCGCCTCCATAAGAGTTTTGTGCTGCTAACATATCATCGATATCAAAACCGAATTGTCTGTTACAGAACACAACATTCTCTTCAATAGAACCTTGGTTGTCTAATCTTCCAATCATTGCATCCCAATCAGCTAATGCTGTAGGGTTTCCTCCACCCCAAACATTACCTCGGTTTCCAACAACATAGAAAATACCTTCTGAACCATTTGCTAATGCCGCATTCGCCACATTATCCATTGGAACTGCCTCAATCATCGATGTCTCAAGATAATCGTCGAAACGTAATCTTGTTTCATGCTCTGATTTTAGATACCATAAGAATCCTGCTGCTCCATTTTCTGAAGTTACTTCAATCCATCCCATCTGAGCCATATCTGAACCATTAACCGTATAGTTATCTTTTAAGATAATTGGGTTATTAGCAAAGATGTAGTCATCAGATTCTAATGAACCTGTCATTCCTAATTGACCTTTCGCGAACTCAGAACCATAGATAAAGATAGTTGCATCTGAAGCACCTACCGCTGTTCCTGCTACTGCTTGTCCACCTACTTCATAGTATGCAACCGTGAAAGTAGTTGGAGCCCCTGCTGTTGGAGCAACAGTAACGATACCCTTGTTAGAGCCACCACCATTATTCCACACTACCATAACAGTTTGTCCTTCTCTAATTGCTACTCTAGCAGTTGCTGCGAACGGTGCAGTTGCTGTAGTAGAATTAGGAGCGACAATAGCTGCCGGTTGTGCCGGGTCATTAACTTGGAAAATAGCGGTATTAGCTGCTGCTGCAGCCGCTGTACCACACATTGTATATTTAACGTGCAATCTACCTTGTTCTGCCCATTTAATTTGGTCGGACATCGAAGGCATTTCTGCACCTACTAATCTCAAAAATGATGAGATAGTACGATTACCATATCTTTCAAATTCCTTTTCATACGTATCAGGTAGATACTGATTCAAGAAATCAAAGTCGGTAATATAATTTGTACTCGTCGGGACCTGCTGCGCACTAGGCTGCAAATCATATCCCGGAGTTGCTAAAACTGAACCTGCCATAATTTACTTTTTTTTAAAATTGTTACTTTTTTCTTAAACTTTTAATTTTTAATCCTCTCCCTGAATCTGTATTCATAGAGCGAATCTTCATACCTCCCTTAGTTGCAACCTCAGGCGTATTGCGCGTAGTCATATTTATATTCTTAGTCTTACGCATTACATCTTCAGTGGCAAAAGATTTACCTTGTTCATAAAAGAACTTAGCGAATCTTTCGGGATTCATCGCAACAGCTAAAGCCTTGTGGTATCCGTTAGCATCTTTAATCATTCCATCTTCTCCTACATACTTATTAATAAAGTTTAAAGGAGTTGATTGAATTTTTTTAATTTCTGCAACATCACCTGGAGAATAAGTTAGTTTTTTGTCATCTAATGTAAATTCAAAACCTTTGAACCCACTCCCAAAGACCTCATCAGTTTTTTTAGCAAACCAATTTCTTCTTTTCTCGCTTTCTTCTTCTAATTTTTTAGCATCTTGCATTTGTTGCTCATACGCTCGGATTTTTTCTAATTCAACTTCGGGAATTGAAGCCGTACTTGACTCAAGGGGCTCTTTATAATATTCCTTTTGTTTCTTAAAATGCTTCTTTGCCTGAGCAATTTTCTTTTTCTTTGCTAATTTAATCTTCTTAATTTCCCCTTCTTCATCTAAATCATCATATTTATACTCGGTCATTAAGTCTTCAATATCATTTCTATCTAAACCTTCTTCGGTTTCAGTAAGATATTCTCTTAGCAAATTGTCATCATCAATCGAGGAAAAGTCTCTGTTAAGCTTAACATAGTCTTCAAATCCTCGACCTGTTTCTTGTCGGTATTTTAAATACGCAGAGACATCTTCGGGAAGCGGTTTTTGGTCTTCTCTTTCCGCAAACAATTCATCAACCGACTTTATCTCTTTGTTATACCTTTTGTTAATATGTGAAAGAACGTCATCTTCACTTAATTCAACTTCTTTTTTTACTTTTTCCGTAACAGGAGTTTCGTCTATTTCTTTTGAAGCTACTGCTGCGGTTTCTGTTGACTCACTAGAAGGATTTGGAGTTTCTTGATTTTGTTGTTCATGTTTATCAAGAAGCTCTTGCTCTCTTTCTTGTGGTGATTTTTCGGGTGTTTCCCCTACTGCTTTTACTTTTATTTCCATTAGATTATATTTTTATACAAAGTTAATAATTTTTTTAATACAAATTTAGACGTTATCTAGGCGAAAATTCCGCTAAATCAAACCCATCTAAACTATCTTCGTTAGATTCAAAATTTTGTGGGGGTAAGCCTTTTTGTCTCTGTTGTATGAGCTTACTTTGCTCGGTGTTCTGTTGACTAATACGGTCAGACTTGGCCTGCTCTCTTTGCGTTTCTCGGCTTTGAAGAGCGGCCTCTGAAATATCTCTAAGTTTCATATTATACATAAACTCCTCTTGCATTAACTTAGATTTAAGTTGAGCCTCGTTTTTCATCTTTTCAATTTCAAAAGCAATTTCAGCTTGCTTGACTTGCATTTTAGCTTGAGTCTCTGCTTGGGCCTGTTGCATGGCCGCCTCTGCTGCCATTTGTTGTGATTGCTGTTGAGCTTGAGCTTGAGCTTGTTGCTGTTGCATGGCAAAATCTTGGTCTTGTTTTTGCTTCTGCTTTCTCTTCATTTTTAAAAGCTGATTAGCGAGCTTAAGATTTCTTAACTCTCTAATGTCAATAGCATCTTCTAAATTAATGTCTTCTTTGCTTAAGGCCATTTGAATATTTTGCTCTAACATAGCTTTTTCTTCTTCATCAGGAGCTACCTCAATAAAAATTCCAAAGTCATAAATATATAAATCCTTACTGTCTTCTAGAATGTTAACATTATATTTTCCAATTTGATTTATAAAATTGTCTTTAAAATCGGAAAACTCTAAAATATCAGAAATACGATATGATAAGGCCTCAGCTAAACTTCTATATATAAACAAACTTGCATCTAAAATATGACGGGTGGCTGTGTTAGAATTTAATGCAGCCAACTTTTGAACTCCAACTAAAGAGTCAGGGTCAGGGGTAGAGCCGTCTCTAGCTTCATTTAATCCTGTCACCCCTCTAATCATATCTAAATAATGATTGTAATTATGAATAAGCATTTGAGTTTTGCTAGCCCCACTTGTTCCGCTTAATTGAGTAATAGGAACTTTTCCTTGGTTGTAATCACCGTCCTGTGTATAACTTCTACCAATCACACTACCGGTTTGAAAATACAACCGCAAAGCATCTGAAGGATTATAAGCATTGCCTGTTCCCAAATCTACTTCATTGAGACCATCGGCATCTATAAATACTCCATCAGGCACAGTTCTTGAAATTACTTGTTGTAGTTTTAAATGCGTGATTTGGATTAAATCCGCAAACGGAATCATTCTTCTAACTAATGATTCTATATTTCCTTTATACATGCGAGGAGCAACAGCCACATAGTTGGGTATTGCATGTTGATTGGCTGACTTAGGTCTAACCATATTTTCTGCCAACTCCCACTTTAATATAATATTTGTGCCCATTACCATTATTCCTTCATACCACACGTCAATGGTTTTTTCTATTTTCTCAAACAAACCTTCCTCCATCATTTCCTCCGGTGGATTAAATTGGTCGTCCTTTTCAATAATCTTAGTGTTTCCATTCTCCATTATCTTCTTTTTATAAACAAACTTTTTAGTTGTTTTATAATTAAAGTATAATAAAGTACAGGTGTCTCTATAGAAAATAGAATCTTGATACATTTGGGCTGTGTTAAAGTAATCGTACCAACTTTGACTATATTTAGAAATTTCTTCTAAGTCTTCTTTTGTTAAAGTTTGATTTATTTTGTACAACTCCGTTAAAGGAATAGTTTTTATTTCCCCCCAATAAAAACAATCTTTAAAATGAGGGTCTTCTGTGTAACTATATACCACATTTGCAGGGTCAACATATTCTACCTTAACCCCGGCTCCTGGCAAAAACTCATGTTTAGCAATCGCAACTCCCAAAACCATAAGGTCATAGTCAAATCTTTTTCGCAAGTCTATATATTTATTATCAGCGAATAATGTGTCTATAGCTTCTTCTTGAGCAATCTCAATAGCGGGCTTATAATTTAATTGCATATATAACCCCAACTCTTCATCGCTTTCAGGTAATTCTTCAGGGTCCATAGAAAAGGGATTAAATCCGTTTTCATTAATAATATCCAACATGGGGCGCGCAGTCATTTGCCCTTCTATCATTTCTTGATATCGGCTTCTTTTAGATTGAGACAAGGCATCTTGCGCATAGGCGCTCACCTTAAATAATCGGTCAGACATACCATTTACTACGATATCTACAAACTTGGGCAAGATGGGCACAGGAGTCCAATCTAAATTTAGATAAGACAAGTCGCCGTCTATCGCAAGTTCATTTTTATATTTTTGAATTGATTGTTCTCCTCGAGCATATAGTCGTAGTCGATTATACTCTCCCCATTGATTATAAAATCTACACCTATTGCTATCTTTACGAAACCATTCATATTGTATAGCTTGACCTATTTGGAGGCCATAATCAGGAGTAGCTTTTTCAGCATCGGAAACAAATTGACTAGGAAAGCCTTGAGGATTTATGTTTATTTTTACGTCTTTCATTTATATAATTCGCTTATTCTTCCCTTATTATTGTATCTTGCAAAGTTAACACTTATTTTTGATTGTTTTTTTAGAGGTGTGTACAAATGACGCTGATTAGCCATTATTGCCAATCCCGAACTAATAGTTGCATCAAATTTGGTTCTATTATTAACATCAAACTTAGCCCAATCTTCTAAGGTTCGAGTAAAAATCATCGACCCCATTATGTCGGATGCTCGATACGTTTCAGTTAAATCTAACCCAACATGTTTTTCTATATAAGATTCTATAGCGGCAGCATGAGCTTGTTTAATGTCTTCGGAAGAATTAGGAATCCCTCCAATCTCTTTTTCACTACGAGATAATTTTGTGTAATGCTTATCAGGTCTGTTCATAGAAAAACCACGGTATCCTCTATTTTTTAAATGATACAATAACCTCGGTTTATTGTTCTCCACTAAAATAGGCATCCCATAAAACACACAAGCCATGAGAACTTCTTCAAAAAATATCTCTGCCGTTTGAGGACGTGCCACATATTCTAAAAAAAACTCATTTGAGGGAGCATCTTCCATATTAAACTTAGTCACTCCATGTAATGCACCATTAGAACCGCCACCACCAACCGTGCCCGAGATATCATAGGAGTCACACCCAAATGACCCTAAATGCTCATTGCCCGGATATTTAACTCCTCTTTTTTCTATAACACGATTATGTAATCCCTTTTGAGGAGTCCATGACACAAGAAATCTTCCCCTAGGATTAGGAGTCCATATTACTTCCGTGTCTTTAATTCCATTTTTCCAACTAAAAGAGCCTCGCGTTAAGTGGTGTTCTGTGATTAAAGAATCATTATAATCAATTTGTTGATATATCTTTGTAAGATTAAACAATGAAGACCTGCTTTCATCTCTAAAAGCATGAGACTCGCTTCTAGGAAATTGGCGATAAAACTCATTTAACGCGTCTGCATCGTTTTTTAAAGAATA